CACATTAAACGGAAACCATTTGCGGTCTTTTAAGAAAAGATAATATCGAGTTAAGTAAGGCTCGTTTTCGTAACGGTCCATAATTACTCGCTTGCGTCCTAGTTTGTCTAACCAGGATAAAAATTTAGAACGGAATGTCATCTTCGAATTCATCTATTTCTCCTGCCTTTTTCTTGCCTTCGTAGTCTTGTTTAACCATATCGTATACAGCCTTAAAGTTACGCCAAACTTTTTTTAATGCTGGATACTCTTTACACATCTTTTCAACTTCACTTGGGCTAATGATGCCAAAGTCGCCTGTCAAGTTCCAATCACCAATGTTAATAGTAGTATCTATAGTATTAGTGTCAATAGTAAACGAACCGTCGTAACTACTGCTGTCATAAACAACGTCAGTTACATTATTACCTGCCCAGTACGTTGTAGTAGTACCGTAAGTATCATTTAAGTTGATAGTAACACTATCACCAGTATTATTTACAAAATCGTCCAACTTTAAATCACTTATATCGATAGTAAAACTATCATCCTTCTTTGATTGCGTCATAAAGAGCCGCTCCGCTAAAAAAGTTTTTATTTAATACTGTACGCTGTTTATCTAAACTTACTAGATAGTCGTCATAGTTTTCCATATAATGACGAATCTTATCAACTATTAAACCTCTGTACTTTCTATAAGCAAAAAAGTCTTCAGTCCATTCACTTGGATATAAAAACTCTGGAACAGACATTTCTGAATAACTTAATCTATCAGGCACCATGGGAATTGTATCTACTAGTGCGCCTTCGTACCAACTAATACCAAGTGTTTCTTGTAGGTTAGCAGAGAACACCATCTTTGCTTCGCCTAACAAATTATGATATTCATTTTTAGTAAGCTCACGTTCTTGACATACAACAAACTCGTATTCAGGCAGTTGTTCTGCTAAATCGCGGAATATTTCAACTTGTTTCTCTGGAGCAATACGATGCGGAAAGAGTATAAGATTACGCTTCTCCATACCTTTGTAATTGTCTAAACTGTTCTTTAAATACTCCATAGGCCAGCCTGCACGTACAATTTTACCGTCGTTGTACAGTTCTTCTACTTCTTCGTCAAACCAAGGATTCTCTGAAGGCATGCCATTGTTTAGCATTTCTGTGTGAAACAGTTTAGCGTGGAAGTCAGTAGCAAAAAAGTTTTGATCGTATACATGATACATACTCTTTTCTGCATGACGTACCCACGGAGCATTACCAATCAGTCTACCAAGGAAATCATGAGGATCGTAAGAACCAGCATGCCAAAGGCCACCGATTCTAATATCCACGGACAAAAGACTAGCCATGTAACGAAGCTGGATAACCGTTGGATTCCACGCATCAGTATATAGGAAATAGTCTCCATCTTTAATTTCTCCTTTACAAAACATTTCGCCAATAGTTTCAAGCTGTTTGCTCTTGTACACATTGGTTCCGCCGAAATTAAGAAATGCCCCAGGCGTAGTAGCCTGAGGCGTCTCTCCTCCACTTATGACCTTTACGTCTACATTTGTAGCACGTTGAAGTTGCCGTGGAAGATATTCCTTCCATTGCTTAGTATAACGTGTATCTACTGCTTCAATGTCTACAATGTAGATAGTCATTTAGTTTCTCCGTTGGTTAATATTGCGCCCTGCATTACGGGCTTTTGCACGAAGATAATTTTGATATTTTTGATAAGATTGCCAGGTAATATCATCCTTGTTGTACAAAGCCTTTTCATCAAAAACCTTACCTTCAAAGCGACAGTAGTCGCGAAACTTTTCCAAATCGTCAAAAATCTTTTCGACTGGTGGGAAGTTAGTAGCCATTTTAATTTACTCTCTCTTAGCATTTGGGATAAAAAATGGAACAGCCGTTTTCGTTGTCTTCAGCGACACTAATCTCTACAAATCGGCCGGGATACTTTGTAGAAATTTCCTGATACAAGTCATCTGCAATCATCTCACATGACTTGTAATCTAGTTCTAAAACTGACACTTTACCGTCGGACGAATCGCCTCCATTATAGAGTCTTTCCATCCATCGTTTGAACTGGATGAACTCGATGTCTCTATCGTTGTGGAACACCTCGATGCGCACCCGGAAGTGGAAAATATGACGATGAGGAACAGCAAGGAAACTAACATCGTCCCAGTCACCTGTCGCCAATTTTGGATCTTTGTCTGCATTTGGATATTTATGTATTCCTTCCTTAGTAAAGGTGACCCAAATACTACGTTCTGCATTTTGCATTGCGTTTTGTTGTGACATTTTTTGATCTTCTTCTCTCATTCTTCTGCCCATATAATCATGGTAGGATTCACGTTGCATTGTTTATATAATACTTTCATTCTATAACTTTGTCAAGTCCATACTTACTCCAATCGGTAAACTTTTCATCGTCCATTAGATTGTGAAGTCTGTGACACCAAACACCTGGATTAGTTGCGTTAAAATCCTTATCATCCAATTTAATCATGGTGTTATAATTATACTGTTTGATGTAAGGAAGGGGAATTCTAATCTGCGGAATAAAGTTGTTCTGCTCAATTAGAATACTTTCGAGTAGTGCTTCTGCGTGACTGTAAGGAAGATCTAAACTACACAAGATACCTTTCTCAAGAAAGTGCATAATCATGTCGTCCCACTCTTCCCAAGCATCTGCATCTTTTGGAAAATTTACACCTGGATGGAAACTGTGATTGGCTCCAAAGAAGATGTGTTCACACTGCTCCTTTTCGTACCAGAATTCAATTTCGTCTACAGGCTGTACACCTGTAACAAACAATGTACGCATACCAAGTGCAGGAGTCTTTTCAACTTCGACGCCTACAAAGTATTTTACATCAGTTTGTACACCGTCTTCGTAGTCTCTTTTCATTTTAGTTCCAACTGTACTAAACGTAGGTTAATTCTATGTATTTCGTCTTTTAAATAGAGTTTCATAGTTTTCATTTTACGAACTTCGTCGGTTACTGTTTGATTATTGTAACGTATTTTAAGTTCAGTGTCAAGAGCTTTATGACGCCGCTCTAGTTCTTCCAAGTGACTACGAAGTTTATCTTCTTCTTCAGGATAATTGCTCATCTTCAAGAATCTCCAAATTATGCTCCTCTTCTTCAGTAAAGGAACCGTCCTCGTGTAAATCTTCTTGGACTTCTGATTCTTCTACATCAAATAAGGCGTTAAAATGTGTACTAGCATTTACAGTCTTTTTACCAACTGCACCTCTAGTGCCGGGTATAGCCATCCAAAAGCGACTATATTCTTCTATTTTTTGTAAAGCTTCGTCTCTGTCTGTAATTGCAAATATTTCTTCCACAACATCTCTAAATAGTATCCTGTCAAATTGCTCTTGAACAAGCATTCTCGGAATGACGCCATTGTCGTATTGTCTGTTTGCTTCTTGTACTGCATTAATGTGACTCCACACGTTATGTCCCATTTGGATAGCGTACGAGAAACTATCCCAGGACGTCTTCCCTTCTTTACCTATCTTATTTAGGTCTCCGGGAGCATATGTACAAACGTCTGATACTTTAAGTTCAGCGGTAATTGGACTGTCTTCAAAGTTTTTAAATATCCCATCTGATATAACAGCATCTCTAAACAAACGGTTGTCTGTAGCATACTTTTTATCGTCAACTGACGGCACCATTCGATATGTCCATTTCGACCGATCCTCTGTCTCGTTCTGTATGTATATCTGTCCGTTTGCGGTTGCAAGGAAAGGACTAGCACAGTCAAAAGTGATAGTGAAGTTTTCATTATAATTCTTCCTTACTGCTCTTTGAATATCTGTTAGTAGTAATGCCCATTCTAATTTTGATGTACCTAGGAAGTGCATTACATCGTGAATGCCTTTTTCTAATAGTCCGTCAAAGTGCAGTGTAACGATTCGTTTCAACACCAAGTGAACATCACACATATTTTGTCCACCCATTGCCCAACCGTTAAAGTGATTGTCCGGATACTGTTTGGGATCACAGTAGTCCTTCATTTGGTTGTACCAATCATCTGCTTCTGCGTGATTCTCGCCTTGCAATACGTTTAGGAATTTGCAAGCACCAGTACGATTAGCAATCCAATAGTCATTGTTAATTCTTGTACCATCTACAGCCTCTTGATAACTTGTAATGCCTGTTGCTTCTTGTCCACGAGGTGAACGTGCCACCCACGCTGGAATATCAAGCACCATGCCATAGTCCATATAAGCATCCATCCAACGGAGAACACCATCTCTTTTCTTTTGTGCTTTAGGACAGTTAGGATTTTTCCAGTCACCTTCCCATACGCCTTTACCAATCTGGAAACCACCTGAGTCGCCTAGTATCCACGAGTTCTGTCTATCTCTATTACGCACCATATCTTCTTTGGGTGAGTGCTTGTTCACATCAAGCTCTGCATGTCCTGCAGAGTACAGTGTCCATTGGTATTGGAACTGACCTTCTTGTTTGTTTAAATAGTTTAGACTTTCAACACCGTTAGCAAAGTTGCTAGGAATTCGTGACTTATCTACATATTCATCAAAACGCTGTTTGCCTACATAAGTTGCATAAAAGCCACTTAATGCTGGCAAAAATCTTGCGTAGTCTTTTTGTTCAGTAGTTAAGTCTTTATTCATCTTTTTCCTTTATGTGTTCGTAATCTAAGTAACTAGAACACCACTCGTAAAAATGTTTATCTGTATCAGGCCAACAATCAGCAAACACAGAATCTTCTTTTCTATGTTGTCTATATTCTTGTCTAGCCTGTTTTTCAGTAATCATTACTTGCTCTGTGCTGGTAAGATATAATCGTATGTTGCCATACCTGAGTTAACACTAATCTTCATTGCACCTTGATCTGAAATGCTCATTGTAATGTCGCCACTTAGATTTAGTATTGCTTGTACTTGTGCTACAGGCCAACTCCATGTATGTTGTAATGAACCTGAAATTGCATTCTGGAAAACAAATTTACCTGCGTGTGTGCTTGCATCGCCAAAACTAAACACTAAGTCTGTAACACCGCCTGTAACTTCAGTTCTTACATTAAATGTAGGTTCTTCAGCATGTGCCGCTGCCATTAGTTTTAAACGTCCAATGCTTGAAACACTTGGCTTTACTTCGACATCCCATGTTGCGCCTTTAAATTTTACACTTTTAAGTTTTTCTTCAATGATTGCTTTGTTCATAAAGCGATAATCATTTTGGAAATCACCTGTTGTGTTTTCAAAGTGAATATGTGTTGGAACAACTTCTCCGTTGCGTTCTGCTTGTACAACTTCAATTTTAGCATTGTCTTTGTATTCAGGATTCTTAAGATGCAAACTTAGTTTGTCTAAGTTAGGCATACCAAAAGTTCCTACAAACTCGTTAACTGGATTGTGTGTTTCTGCTGTTAAAATAACAGAACGATCTTCCGCCATCGAGTCAATTGATGTGCTTTCGTCATTAGTAACTTTGACTAACGATAAAAAACCTAGTGCGTGAGTATGTGCTACTACGTCTTGTAAAATGTCTTTCATTTATGATTCTCCATTGATGTTAAGTTTATTATAGTGCCTAAGTGCTTGTTTGTCAAGCATTAATTTGCAATTTTTCGTTCTTTGAACCAACTTAGATACTCCCAAGTTTGTCTCCAATTTTGTATTGTTCTAGTATGATGTGCTAATTGTGCTAACGGATAGTCATTACCGTCTTTGTGCATTGCATCACCAAAAAACCAAATTGTATCTTTTTCCATATCAAAATCTTTTACAACTTGACTTTTGTCAGCACCTTTTGGTGCAATGTCAATTCCAGTTTCACCGCCTACCTTTGCTTCAAGATTGGTAAACAATCTATTAAACTTGTAAGCAATCTTTTCACGTTCTTTTTGTTCACTGTCCCATTTTACATACAGTTTGCGTTCTCCAAGCGTAGCATTACGTCCTACTATACTAAAGTTTACCATACCGGGGCGATGTTCAAAGTGTAATCCTGTGCGTAGCGGAAATGCGCTTGCAGTTAGTTCTTCGCTTAACCAGTCGTGTGCATCTTCAGGTAGTATCCATTCGTTTGTGCGAATGTGAGTTGTACCTTCCCAAACATCATTGCCATTACAGTTGTAAACACGTTTACATAAGTTGTAGGTAGGCTCACTAATTTGTTCAATAGTCTTAGGCTTGTCGCTACCTGTAACTAGATATACATCATTCATTAGACAAAAAGAATTAAAGAACGCTTTAAAGTCTAAGTCAATAATACCTCTACTAGGAGTAAGTGTACCATCTACATCAAAAATAAACTTATTCATCTTAGGCTCGATTGATTATCTAGTAGCCAAATGCATTCTCCAATGTCACCTGGATCTGTAAATCCTTTGTCTACAGTGCATCTTTCATATGGATGTATTTGATATGCAAACTCTATACCTAATCCAAATGCAGCCGCCATTAATACAAGTATAAGTAAGAACTGCTTCATCCTTGTAGTGCCTTATGTCTTGCTTCGCTTGCTGCTTTTACATATTCTGAAAATCTGTCTGCAATTTCTCGCATTTCTTTTGCATTTACATTAGAAGTACCATATGATTCTGCAGTACGAGCAATATCGTGTAATTTGATAATCATTTCATTGTCGGTCATAGTTTTGTTCTCTCTGTTACTCGCGACCTTAAATCACTAGATGAAAATCTATGGTCGCGTTTGTTGAAGTATAAATCAATATCTCTTTGACGGCAGATATCCTTTCCGGTGAAATCCTTATCTCTGTATTCCTCTCCTAATATTCTAACATCAATATGATACATTGTCAAGATATCTTCAAGGTCTTTTTCAGTTCCATAAGGAATAATTTCGTCAACATACCCAACTGCTTTAAGTTGTGTATAACGCTCTACAACAGTTTGAATAGGACTATTTTTTTCTGCTCTATCTATACTTGGATCAACTTGTAATCCGCATATAAGATAATCGCATTGTTCTTTTGCTTCACGTAACATTATTACATGTCCGGCATGTAATAAGTCAAATGTTGAACAAGTAAATCCCACCTTCATTGTTTTTTTACCTTATGATTCATTAGTTTACAAGAGCTCCACTTACAGTTAACATCGTATTTCTTTTTACATATTACGCAAATCATTCGTACCTCTTTCCGTCAAACACACAAATAAACTCTAACCAGTAAGGTCCTGTATTATGAACTTTATGAAATACATTATCTTCAACAAGAACAACATCACCTTCTTTAACATCAAAAATTTTATGATCTAGTTCCATTTTTCCTGTGCCTGATACAAAGAAATAAACTTCTTCTTGTCCAGCGTGTCTATGTCCATTAGTGGATTGATTAGAACGTAATCTAGTTTTACTAACAACTAAGTTTTTTAAAGTCTTATTATCAAACAATTGATATTGATCATTGTCTTTAACTAACTCGCCTTCAATATTTGATGTAGTAAGTTTCATGTTTTTATCCTTCAAAGTTATAATTTTCTGCTAATGCTTTTAATATTTCAATTAATTCTTGTATGGTATTTAGGTCTTGATCTCTCTCGGTATCAATTTCTATTTCCATTTTTATTTTCATTTTAGTCTCCAAAGTCAAACAAACTGTTGAATGTAGTGTTTTGCTTAGTATCTTCTAAGTCATAATCTAGTACACCAATTAGGTTATCTAACTTATTATCAATAATGGTACTTTCCATTGCGTCTCCGTCAAATGGAAGTTCCTTAAACCATTCAGGTAGTCTTAGCTCATCTGTTGGATAAGCAACACTCGTATATCCTAAAGGGTTTTGTTTTAACTTACAAACAATAACTTTCATACCGTCAACGATTTCTTGCGAATACTTGTCGCCATTCATACGTTTTAGTGTATTCCAATTAATACTTGCTCTTACATGTCCGGGCATATTTGCTTTACCTTGTTTCTTTTCAAGTCGCTCATAATGCCCGATTTTATTTGCACGTTTGGGAGAACCTTTTTCAAATCCCGGACGTTCTTTAAAGTCCTTACGGAATTGTGTAATACGCTCGAGTACTTCTTTTTCTGTTGCATCTGTAAGTACCATAAGCAATACTTCGCTCAAAAACTCTTGCATAAACACAGGAGTATCAGAACGTCTAAGGTCTAATCCCATTGCTTTTACTTTACCAGGTTTTCCGTCTACGTCTGTACGGAAACCTTCGTTGTCAATTACTAAAGCCGCATAACGCTTCTTAGTAATATACAAACCGCTTTGTGCTACAATTTCTCTACCTGCGGCAATAACATCTGAACGTGTCTTTGGACAGTGAAATGCCTTTGCCATAAAGTCGCCGAACGTTGTATTTGCTTGCTCTGCAACTTGATCGTATAATGTAATGCACTTTTCAATGCTCCACTCAAGGTTACCACTTTCAATATCATCTTTTAACACAGGATACGCACTAAAATAAACGGAGTCTGTATCACCGTAAATGACTGCTTTACCTACGTGATCATATTCGCCTGTAATAACTTTGTTAACCTCAGCACTCATGTGCTTAACAATTTGTCTACCTGTTAGTGTTGTAGATTGTCCTATACGTTTGTCAAAAAATCTGCAACCAGGATTAAGAATGGCCCCATAAAGAGAGTTAAGATTAATTTTCTTAACAAGTTGACGTTTGTCCCAAAATGCAGTTTCAATAGCATTGCCTGCTTCTTTTGCTTTCTTAAGTTGTTTTTGTAGATCCTTACGTTCTGCATACCAGCGTTTTAAGATACCAGGTATCACTCCTTCAAATTCTGTAGTAAATATTGTACCGTTAGCACTTAGCATCCACGGCATATGTGAATCAAATATAAGTTGATGAATTTCTGCACCACTTAGTACATCTGAACGTCCATCTTCCCAGTCAACCGTTAGTGCAATATCTTTGCGTTTCTCCATAACTGCTTCGTATTCTTCTGTTGCAAAACGTCCTTCCCAGCTACCTGCAAATGATTTCTTTTTAAGAGTCATATCTTCATGTACACGAGAATCTGTTATCTCTGGACGTAGTTGTCCAATAATAGTTTCCGGAGCCATATTCAACGCACGAATTACTGACGGATACAGTGAGTTCAAGTCCATTGAGCCGATGTACTTGTGCAAACCTTTCTTAGGAAACGCAACATAAGCACCTGCGGCTTGTGTGTTTTCGTCATCACGTTTTGGACGATTAGGAACTTGTAAGCCTCTGTGATGTGCCTCGTTAATGATTGCTTGCTCAGTAACAGCAACAGCACCCATTGTTGTTTGTAACAATACAGTGTTTGCGTGAGCAAGTTCGTTGCTCAAATCAATAAATCGTAGTTTCTTGTCTAGTTTGTCAAGTAGTGCAACGTCTTGTCTGTTATATTCAATAAACGTTTCAAAGTCATTGTTATATAATTGATCAAGTGTACCTTCATAAACAGTTTTATTTTCGCCTACTTCTAATTCACCGATAGCATCTAATCGATATGTATGCCTTTCTTCATATGTATATTTGCGATACAGTTCAAGCGAGTCTAAATGCACACGACCCACAAAATCATAAGTTTCGGCAGTTTTTCCATATTTTTCATATTCACGTTTCTTAGGTAGTTGTCCCCACAAGCAGAAACGTCTTGTGTCATCTTTGCTTAGTACACGCTGGATACGGTTTACAGTGTAAGGAACATCGTACCCTTCTGAGTTCCAACCACTTTGTACATCTGCATCTTCAATCAAATCAAGAAAAGCAAGTAACATTTGTTTTTCACCGTTACCTTCTTCGTCATTGGTAAACAGAATAACTTCGTCACCCCAACGCTGTTTACACATAGCAACAGCATCTTCATGTTTCATACCTTTAGGCGGAACTGCTAGTGTAATCAACGCACTGTCTAGCCATTGCAAACATACAGTAATAGCAGTAATTGGCATAAACGGATCACTAGGATCAGCAAAGCCTCGTTCTGGATCAAAGTCTGTCTCAATATCCCAAAACGCAATGTTTAGTTTAGGTGCGTCTTGGTTGAGATAGTTTTCACTTAGACATTGGAAGATTGGATTAATGTCGCTTTCAAACAAGTCCTTGCCTTTGTTAATAGCAACTTCTTTACGAAAATCTTTTGTGTTTTTACAAACAATTCTATTAAGTGGATCACCGTAAACACTTTTATATTTTCCACGAGGATCTTTGTAATAGAATGTGTATTTTGCAGGATACTCTGTGTAATGTCTTTTGCCGTCGCGACGCTCTACGACACGAATAATGTCTTGGTCTCGATCAAACATTGCATCTACATAAGGCATTTATTTTCCCTCGTACCAAGATTGTAAAAATTCATAATGATTTGGAAATGTTGCTTTACACAAATCAGTTTGTTTTTGTTTGCTTTCAATAAAATATTTCAAATACATATCTTCCTCAGGAGTATTTTTTTCAGCATCAATGTAGCCGCCACCAGCATGTATCATACTCCACCATTGTACACTCGAAAACATACTTTGTCTAGTTAAAAACATGATAGGTTTTGGATATGGATAATAGGTACTAATAATATTAATACAATCATCAGGTAGATCTTTAAGAGTTTTATTTCTTATTGCCTGCCAGTACATTGTATCTTTCTTATTACTAAAGAAATAGTGTGCAAAGATAAAAGAAAGTATTTCAATATTCAACCCGTAATATGATTGATTGATTGCATCTTTAACTTCGTCGCTCCAATTACCTTGAGACATCTGTATAAAGTGTACAAATGCTCTAACAATACTTGTAGTAAATGTAATACCTGTTGCTTCTAAAGGTTCCACAAATCCTGCACTTAGTCCTACAGCAAGGACATTTTTAACTGCAACTCTTTGATGGGTTCCACATTTCATTTTTAAATGTTTTGCTGGAGCATCGTATTCGCCTAAAGCATCACGTAATTCTTTTTCTGCTTCTTCTGGTGTAATAAAGTTTGAACTGTATACATAGCCGTTACCAATACGGTCATAGACAGGGATAGTCCATCTCCATCCTGCATTCATAGCAGTTGCTTTTGTATAAGGGTGACATTCTGTTTTAGGATCTGTGTATTGAGTTTGTAGTGCAACAGCACTATCGTTTGGCAACCAAGTTTTAAAAGAAATAAATTCTTCTTTTAGTTCATTTTCTAATAGAAGACTTTCAAAACCTGTACAGTCAATATACAAGTCTGCTTCGTAAATAGTACCTTCTTTGTCTTTGAGGAATGAAATACCATTAACGTCACTTCTAATATCTACAATTTCTGTATCTACATATGTAATTCTATTAAGGATAAGTTTTTTAATACAATCAATAATTTTATATGCATCAAAATGTACAGCACCAAATCCTTCAGGTCCAGTATTAAAGTTACAATCTAAATCTTTTGTAAGTTTTGGGCTAATATTGTTTTCTGCTAGTTGATAAGCAGGATACCAATCTAAAAACTCTTTATAGGATTTGTCTGCAAAATGCTTGTTAGCAAATAAATCAGGAGTAGCAAGATAGTTTATTGGATCATCGTTATCTACAAAATAAGGCTCGTCATTCCAGCCTTCTAGTTTAACTCCGTGCTTAAATGTTGCATTACTAGCAGGCATCCATTCATGCGGCTGTAGTCCACATTCATAAAGGAAACTAGCAGTTGCAGGTTGAGTTCCTTCACCTACGCCAATTGGACCTTTTTTGCTATCTTCAATTAAGCAAATTTTTACTTGTTCAGGGAGATTATTAGTTAGATATGCGGCAGTCAACCAACCACTGGTTCCGCCACCAAAGACGATTATTTTTTCTATCATTTTTCCTCTCGTTGCTTATGGCCAACTTAACCTTCTTCTTGCTCGACTATTGTCATTGAGCGTTATTAATATTTACTAGATCCAACCCATTGCTCGACTAAATCCGAGCACGTTAACACATGCAAAATATGATGTTAACACTAATGGCCAGGCAAGTGTGCGTCTATAGTAAGCATATACTGCTGTACACGAACCTATAAAAAATCCCGGGTACACGTATCTCATATCAGGACTGTCTGCATTTAGTGCAAGTGTTAGACTAGCAGCAATCGTAAAGACTGTGCTAATCATTTCAAATGCAAATGCTATCTTGTCACTGTCATATGAGCTTTTAAAAAATTTCCTTATAGGATCCATTATTTGTCGTAACCAAGTGTAGTAATTAATGTTTCAAGATCGTCATAGGCATCAGCATGTTGTGCCCAATCACGTTTTTGTGCAATTTTGATTGCCTTGTTGATAAGACTTGGCTTAATATCCATTTCTTCTGCAACAGCCTTTACAGTTTCTTTTAAGCCTGTTTGTAAATCTTCAACTTCTTGTAATACAGTTACGCCCTCACGGACAAGGCGTTCTAGTTTGGCTTTTTCGTCAGCCCCGTAGGTTCTGCTACTCATATTAAACTCCTATGTTAGTTTAATTTATATTATAGTGGAATTTTGTCTAGAAGTCAACCTAAAAAATTAATTTTTAAGCTGATATTTGGCTAGTTCTGCATAAAGTCTATCTTTAATAGACTCATCTTTTTTGGCATTTTTAGTTGCAGTTGCATACATAACTGCTTCGGCATCTTTGCCGTAACGTTTCTTAAAGTCGTCTTTGTTCTTTTTCATGCCTTTGACATACTTTTCACGTTTCTTTTCTTCGCCTTTAGTAAGTGAACGTTCGGCTAGTAATTCTTCTAGTTGTGCTACTCTTGCTTCTAGCGCAGCAATTCGATCTTCTGAACTTTCGCCAACTAGTTTATCTTTTAATGGGTGTGGTTGCTCACCTGTATGACTTGGTTTAGACATTTTAGGCATAGGGTCTTTACCTTTTGCCTGTCCTGCACTGCCAGTTTTTTGTTTACCTTCTGTAATAACACCTGCTAGTGCAGCAAAGTCGCTTACAGAATAATTTTTATCTAATTGTAACGAACCTTCTGCAACTTCGTAACTTTCTGCTATTGGTTGCGTAACTTCTGGTGCAGGAGTATTACCTTGTAAAGCCGCCACCATTTTAGCTTTATCTTCAGCAGGGTCAGTTGGTTCAATATTAAAAAGTTTTTTCTGTAATGCGTGAAAATCCATATTACTTGCCGCCACCGCCGCTAGTGCTTTTAACTGGTTTAATACTTTTTGCTTTAATATTTTTTGCATCTATTTTTGATGGTGATGTAGGAGGAGTTACTGTACCTTCTAGTTTTTTTGCAAGTTTTTCAGCAATACTTTTTTTGTAAGCGTCTGTACTTTCTTTTTTTGATTTAGCAGCATGTACTGCTTTACGTTGTGCATCGTTTTTGTACTTGCCTTCTTTCATTGCTTTGTTCTTTTCGTAGCAATCGCAATGAGGACAGTCTGGACCACATGAACACTCAGTTACTGGTTTACCACAGCACTCTTCTGGACACATTTCAACGCCTTCGTTCATGCCTTCACCAAACTTCATATCGTAGTCTAGGTTGTGATATACTGAACCAATGTAGTCAGCTGCTTTAGTAATCTTTGCTTGCTGCCAACCTTCTAGTCCTTGCTCTTCTGATACACCTTTTAGCATATCATGTAATTTAATAGCATACTTAGCAATCTTGTAAAGATCAGCTCTAGCCATTTGTACTTCGTGATCAGCTTCTGCTCTGCCAGCTAGATCAGCTAATCCTTCTTTCATTGCTTTGCTCATAATGTTTTCCTTTGTCTTTCCAGCATCGGATCCTTTCTCTGGAGAGTATTTCCAATCCTGACCGTTAACTTGCGTTATATTATCTCTATCAATTGCAAATACAGCACCTTTCTTTTTAAGTTGTATTTGCAAATCGCCTTGTTTATCTCTAGTATCTAGTAACTTAGTTACTTCACCGTCTTTAGTTTTCCCAGCAGCATTTTTATAAACTATAGCATCACCAGGTTTAACTTTTACGTAGTTACCTCCTGAAATGCCTGACGGAAAGTCGTCTTTTGCTTTCGGCTCTGCTGCTTTCGGCTCGACTGCTTTTGGCTCGACTGCTTTAGGTTCTGGAGCAGGCTTGCCTTTTTCTGTAGGTTTAGTAGCATCTGCAGGTTTTTTTGTAACTACTGTGTTTTTTGTCTTTTTAACATCAGGCTTAGGCTTGTCCTTTTTAGGATCGTCACCTGGTTTAGTAAAAAAGTTTTTAATAAACTGTTCAGCAGAATCAGGACCTATCGCTCCACCTTTTTGTGTAGCATTAAATCCTTTTGCAAGAGATCTACCAAATCTAGTTCTTTCTTTTTCGCTTATGATGTTTCTAATACGCATAATGTATTTATCGCTTTATTGTTTTGCCGCCCATTAAATTATTATCTATATCTAATGCGTTTTTTGCTGTACCGTCTGAATTTTTCTTTTGTGGCGCTTCTGGAGCACCATATTTACCACGCTTTTTAGGTTTAAAATGTGCAGATGGAGGATTTGCTACACTTGCAATATTTCCAGCACTAGTAGCACCGGCAGTAGCATCTTCATCAAACTTTGCTCGTTGTGCCGCAAGTTGTAAACGCTTTGTATTAATTGCTTTTTCTGTTTCTTTATCCATTTGTCCAGACTTGCGTATATCACGCTCTAAATCGTCTAGATCTTTTTGATGTCTACGATTTTTTTCTTGGTCTGTTTCTGCTTCGTTGATTAAGTCTAATAGTTTCATTTTCTACCTGCCTTCATGTTAGCACACCAGTGATACATTTTACCTTTCTCACCACTATACTTTTTTGCTTTCTTACGTAAACTAGTTACACTTCCGCTACAACTAGCACCAGCCTTTTTGACTCTACCAGGTCGGCTTTTACCCTTTTCCTTACCGTCGGCAAAATTTTCGTTTTTCTTTTTGCCAGCGCAATGCGCCTTTTGACTGAAACCTTTTGGGTTTGAGCAGTTAATACTATCTTTGTACTTTTTACTCCAACCTTCGTCTAGCATATTTTCAAGCACATCATCTGCCATATGCACACGAGCATACTCTGCACCTGTTAAACGTAGTGCATCGTATCTGTGATGTCCATTTACAATACGTCCTTTTCGATCAATCTGTATTGGCTCATAGTCATCATTTAATACTTTAACTAATTGTTTACCTAGTTTGTTCCATTGACGTTCGCTTTGTACACTTTTAAGTTTGTCTAATTTAATCTTACCAATTGGTCCAAACTGCTTTAATTGTGGAGGTGCTTTACCGCCTGTAGGTTTTTCATCATAGTGAAAATCTTTATAACCACCAGCATCTTGTACTTTATATCCTATGCGCTTTAACTGCTTCATAAGATATTTCATTTCTTTTTTGCCTGCATACGGAGCAACAACTATATCTGGTTCGTCTACATTAGAATCTGCTGGCATTGCTTTTAGGTTAGCCATATTAGTGCCTAATTTTATAAAATCGTATTCACCATCGGCTTTAACAACAAAAGAATTTTCAGGATTTTTAAATAGATTACCTTCTTCTACAGGTTCTTGCATATGCTGTTTAATTGCTTTTGCTGTGCGCTCAAACTTATGATCTTTGTGCTTAAATCCAATACCACCTGCTGCTTCCCATTTGCCAATGTTAACACCGTAATCGTCAATTAGTATGTTAGGTGTACCGTCTGCTTGTGTAGCATACTTTGCTTTATCATGTGTAATGATTACATCTGCCGGAGGGAAGAAACCTAAGTGTTTTTTAATCCATTCGTGCTTGTGTGGTTCTGAATTAGGATCACCTGGTAACGGTGAACTTAATATTTTATATTCACCTTTTACTTTTTTAATTAATCCTAATAAACCTTTTGCATTATCTGTTAATGGTAAGTTAAGCCAAAAGTCTTCTGTATCTTTAATTTTTTGTAAACCTGCTTCTACGTCTTTAATATCACGGAAGCTATCTACACCCATTAGTTTAGCCCAGTCGCCGAAGAAGTCTGCAAGCACACCATCCATGTCTACATAAATTTCTGTAGCACTTGCAATTTCACCTAGTGCTTCTTCTAAGTCTGTTAGATTGTCTATTGCTTTTGGACCGTCTGGGTGTTTAGGATTTATTACAACAGTTTCACCGTTCATTAGTTCACTAATGTTTGCTGCCTTACCTAAACTATCTAGCAGTCTATGTAATTTATCTTTAGGATCGTAGCCGCCACTTTCGTATCCACTCTTACCACGAACTTCTACACGGTTTTTACCTTTTTCTTTTATGTGTAAAATATCGTAGTCGTCGCCACGTTCAAACTTAATAGCAACACTTTCAGTAAGTCCTAGGTTAAACAATACATTTGTTGATTTGCCTTTTACTTTTGTACTGAGTGTAGGTGGCTTACCGTCTTTGTCTACTTTAAAGCCAAACTTTGCTGCTTCAATAGGAATTTGTCCAACACCTACATCTACTGTGGTATTAACTCCCTTTACAATTCTGCCGTATTCGTATAGTTGACGCAATCTCATTTTTTCTTACGTCCTCTAAATTGTACAGGTCCTGTCATAAATGGTTTTGAAAACCATAACTTAAACCAATCAGGATCACCAGGTTTTAATCCTAAATCTCTTTCTCTTTGCTTAAGAGCAGTTGCAGTTTCACTAGGATTTTCATCTATTTGATAAGCAGTATACCCTTTAAATTCATTTACGCCAGCAAGTTTTTTAATGTATTCAAGTTCATCCATTATACTTTCCTACTGTTACTAAATGCTTTTGGATCACCCTTAGCAGCCAATGCTCTACGTTTGGCAAGTTTGTCTTTTACACTATCTTCTTCTGGTGGACGCTTTTTTTTAATTGTTGTTGTTTTTTGATTCTTTGTAGCAAAGCCTAGTATTTCTGTAATATCTTCATCAGTAATAGTATATGCTCTATCACCCCTAGTTTTAATTTCCTTACCTACAAGCATTTTAAGAACACGTGATAATTTTTCTATATCTTCTTCTTTTTCAATAGCGTCTTGTATCATTTTAGTAAGAAAGGATCTTAGTGATGCTTTATTAACAACTAAATCACCTTCGTCTATTTCTTTACCTTTAGCACGTTGATCGTCGACCCAATCTTCATATTCTTTAGCACTTTGTACTTTATCTGAATCTGGAGCATAGCCCATTGCAATTAATTCTTCTGAACTTTTACTAGGTTTTTCTGGACGTATTCCTTCTTGTGCAGGAACTTCATCTTTAATTCCCATACCTGTGCGAACTGCGTCATACAATTTTTGTGCTAGTGCTGGAGTAGGCACGCCTTGTGCAAATGACTCATAGTCACCCGCAGCAGCCGCAGCTCTCATTTTACTTGCACTCATACCTTCCGCACCATCTGCATCTGGATCACGTTCGCCTGCGTTTTCTACTGTAATACTATTGAAGTTATATTCTTTGCCGTTGTAGTCGTTAAACAGTTTATCAAAACTTGCTACACGATCTGAACCTGCTACGTAGATAACATCTGTATAGCCTAGTTTCTCTAACATTTGCAACATTTGAATTGGTGTACGTACACTAGGATGTCCTACGTTTACACCGGGAAAAAACTTTTTAGCAAATTCTAATTTAACATCAAATGGTAATGGATTGTCTTTTGGCTTTTGAGTTTGACTTAAAAAGATATAATGATCACCTTCGAAGCTCTTTACTTTTTCTACAAGTTTTTCGTGCCCAATAGTAGGAGGGTTCATTCTTCCAAATGCCGCTACTGCTACTTTCTTAGGTGCTTCAAATAATTCTCTTAAGAACATTCCTTGTACATTCCTTTTTTAATATTAGGCATTTCTTCTGCTTGAATTTTTTTACAGCAGCCGTCGATGTCTTCTTTTGTAAAAATGTCTTCAGGACGTTTGTCTTTAATAAATTTTTTGCAATAACTATTGACACCTTTGTTTACAATTGGTTTTATAAACACAATAGGATCGATACTTTCGTCTCTTTCTATCTTGTCACTAGCATCTGCCATTGCAGGAAAAAATGTTTTGCGATAAAACATAGGATCGTTACGCATAAAGATAGCAAGGTCGTCTACTACGTTAAAAGGAACATCATTATCCTTTCGGTCATCTAATTCAAATAATTTCATATTACCACTTCCTACATGACCAGTAACGTGCCTTTGTGCGTGGTCCTGGATTATCACAGTTGTGTCTTGCACGGAATGAACGTCTACGTGCAGGGTTTGATTTTTTAATACGCATATTAGGATCACCAAAGTTAACTTTAACTACGTTACCTTTAGGATTCTTTACATATACTTTAAACTTTTTAACATCACCCTGCATAGGCTTGCCTAGTTTAACTTTACGTCCACGATATTCTGCTTCGTCTAACTCATCGTCTTCGTTAAACCACATAACACCGTATTCTTCGTAGAAGTCATCGCCGTCATATGTTTCTTCATCTTCTAGAACATCTACATCGTCTGCGCTAATTTGAATATCAAAGTCATCGTAACCTTGTTCAAATACATAGTCTGCTAAACGTTGTGCAAATTCGTCTGCTTCTTCTTCACTTAGAACATTTGGTAAAGGCATTTCAAATACTGTTGCGCCTTGATCTGACTCATATACATAACTGTTTGGAAACACTGATTCATTTAAGCCTTCGCTTAGTGTTTCTTGTTTTTCCATTACTACTCTAATAAAATGTTCCATTGTTCCTACCCTAGTGATTTAATTGAATACTATTTACTGTGCCGTCTGTCCAGTTGCTTATGTATGCTCTAATCCATACATAGTTGCCTGTAAAGTTTGCGAAGTTACTTTTAGTTGTACCTTCGTCATTTACTACTGGATATGCTTGTGTATATACAGTGAACCAATCATCTGCTGTTGGATCAACAGCCAATGTTGCCTGGATATTAACAGTACCAATAAAGCCAGTTATGTTATACTGAACAGTATGGAACCCGTCACTACGTCCGTAGTAACCGTCCCCTTTAAACTTTTCTCCAGTTACAGTTTGTATACTACTGTCACTTGGGTGTGTATTTTCTGTTAAAATCGTTTCACTCTGTGCCATATAACTATTTATCTAAATTAGGCTTCACGACTAATTTGTCGATTCGGCGTATATTAGACAACATAAGTTCGCACAAGTTAACAGTTTTTTCGTCTCTAGCATAAAAGTACATATCTGCAACATAACTATTTTGTTCTAGATTATGTTGTAATTGCGGTCCTACACGTACTTGTTTAGGGTTATTTTTAGCCCAATTAGCAAATCCTGATGTATCGCCAATTTTATTACCTAATGTTACTTTGTAATTAAATCCATTATTTTTATCAACTATAATAGTATTAGGTTCGAGCTGAGACAAGTGATTTGGGTCAGGCTCCCAAAATTCAATTAAATTCTTTTTGTTTAATGCACTTTTTAAAGTATGTAACCATTCTCTATTATTAGAGTATATACAAGTAGTTGAACCTTCGATTCGTAAAGTCCAATCTTCGTGTTTATTTAAGAACTTGTATAATTTACGTGCATCTAAAAAACTAAGTTCTTTTACAGGCATTTCTCTATAGAATCGATTAACTACTAACGGTTCTCCTTCTTCGTATTGCTGTTGCAATTTATCAAGGACTTCCCTAGCATAAGAAAGATTTTTGTCACGAAAGATAGTACCTATACCGTTGCTAATACACAACTTGTATAGATACTTCCCCCAAAATAGTTTAGTTGTTTGACAGTTCTTCAACAACTTGATCCTCGGTCTTTAAGATAAACTGATCTAACTCTGAATTGTAGTCAACAGTTAGGTTACCACCGTTTTTCAAATTGCCAAATAATAATTCTCTAGAAAGAGGACGTTTAATTTCTTTATCAATTACACGTTGTAAAGGTCTAGCACCCATCTTACTATCAAACCCTTTGTCAACTAATGCATCTAATGCTTCGTCGGTGATAGTAATATTTACCTGCTTTTCCTTAACCATATTTTTAAGTTCAACAAGGAATTTACCAACAATTTTCATCATTACTTCTTTTCCTAGTTTAGCAAATGTAATTACACCATCTAACCTGTTGCGGAACTCTGGAGCAAAGAATTTCTTTAATTCTTTATCTTCATACTTTTCTACATTAAAATCTTCATCAAAGCCAATTGTATTCTTTTCAGCATCTTTGGCTCCTAAATTAGTTGTAAGAATTAAGATACAGTTACGAGCGTCTGCTTCACGTCCATTAGAGCCAGTTACTTTACCGTTGTCCATAACTTGCAATAGAATCTGTGAAACATCAGGGTGTGCCTTTTCAACCTCATCAAGTAATAGAACACAGTTTGGTGCTTCTTGTATACGCTCTATTAGCAGTCCGCCAGTTTCTTCGTGTCCTACATATCCTGGAGGAGAACCTAGTAGTTTAGCAACAGCATGTTTTTCTTGATATTCGCTCATATCAAAACGTACAAGTTTTACACCTAGTGCGTTTGCTAGTTGTTTAGCAGTTTCTGTTTTACCAGTACCAGTTGGACCCATAAACACAAATGAACCAATTGGCTTATCATCTGGTTTAAGTCCTGCTTGTGCAACAAGAATTTTATCAACAATACTTTCAATTGCTTCGTCTTGGCCATAAACTGTTGATTTCATATTCTTTTCAAGATTAGCAAGATTTTCAGTTTCACGTTCTGCAACCTGTTCTTCAGGCAAGTTTAGCATCTTACTAATTTCAAATTGAATTTCTCGTTCGCTTACTGTACGTTCTATATTTTCTTCTTTAAGATTAAATCTTGAACATGCAACATCAATCAAATCAATTGCTTTGTCTGGTAATTTTTTATCTGATTGATATTTTACTGACAGTTTAACAGCAGCCTCAACAGCACTTTCTGTGATAGTAGTTTTGTGATGTTCTTCGTAGTATTTTTTAATACCGTTTAGGATATCTTTAGTTACTTCTGGTGTTGGCTCGTCAACTGTTACACGTTGGAAACGGCGCATTAAAGCACGATCCTTTTCAAAGTACTTGCGATATTCTTCCCATGTAGTTGAAGCAACAACTTTAATATTTCCTTTGCTTAGAGCAGGCTTTAGCATGTTAGCAAGATCATTTGCACTATTTCCGCCACCTGCACCTGCACCACTAATCATGTGTGCTTCGTCAATAAACATAATAGTTTTGCCTTTGCCTTTTAAGGCAGCAAGGACTAATTTAAATCTTTCTTCAAAGTCACCGCGGTATTTAGATCCGGCAAGTAATGATCCAATGTCTAAGTTATAAACTTCGTATTCTGTTAAAAACTTTGGAACATCGTTGTTTACAATCTTCCAAGCAAGTCCTTCTGCAATAGCAGTTTTACCTACACCTGGATCACCAACCATTAGTACGTTGTTTTTACTACGGCGTCCTAATGCAAGAGCAATTCTTTCAATTTCATCATTTCTGCCTATAACAGGATCAACTTTGTTTTTCTTTACTTCTTCGTTGATGTTAGTAGTAAATGCACGAAGTGCTTTTTGTGCTTGTCCTGATTGTTCTATTGCTTCTTCTGAAGTATCAAATTCATTACTGATATATTCAGCAAAGTTATCTTTTCTAATTCCAGCTTGTTCTAAGAAATAATTAGCCATACTTTTCTTTTCAGAAAACACGCTAATTAATACATCTGACAATTCAATCTCTGGACGTCCTTGAAACAACACTTGAGTAAATGCTCTATTAAGAACACGTTCTACTGTTTGTGTTTTCTTAGGCTTGTATTTTGTATCTTCAATTTTAAGTTCGTCTAATTTTTTAGTAAGATAGTGTTCTAGGTTACTTTTTAAATATTCTACATCCGCACCAAAACCTTTAACAACATTAAAAAAGTTTTCCTCACAAAGCATTGCAAAAAGCAAATGCTCAAGAGTAACATATTCATGTTGTAATTTTTTAGCGTCTTTAATAGACTTATCAAATACTAACTGTAGTGCGGCACTAGGTTCAACCATTCTGTAGAGTCCTCTTATTTAATTTCTGTCGTTTTTTCTTAGCTCGATCCAGTCTAAGTTTACTAACTCTGTCAGTAAATTCTATACCGTTAAGATGATCGTATTCATGTAAAAAACATCTAGCATCTATATCGTATAATTCTATTTTACATTCTTTTGCAGTAATGTCAAGATAATTGGCAATCACACCACGTGGACGCTTTACCGATAAAAACAAATTAGGATGGCTAAGGCATCCTTCGGGTAAGTCTTCATAATTAACTGTTACACTTTCTAAATGAGGATTAATAATAACTAAAGGACTGTTGTCTTGTAACAAATGTGGCTTCATTACAAATATTCTAGCATCAAGTGCTACTTGATTCGCACTAAGACCTATACCTCCTTCTTGTAACATTAGATCAATCATCTCTTCAGATATAGACTTAGCATCTAGTTCTTCAAAATCAAAGTCCTTTACATTTTTTTGTAACCAAGGATCGGGTGATTTAACCAAGTGCATCTTTTATTCTCTCCAATTCTTGTACTATTCCTATATTTGAAATATTAGGAACAACAGGGTTAATTTTAACTATTATATTTCCTCTTTGACCATTTTTTACATTAGGTATACCTTGACCCGGTATGCTAAACTTTGCATCTGCTTGTGTTCCTTTAGGAATTTTTACAGATAAGTTTTTTCCTTCTAGCGTTCTTATACTAACTGATCCACCTAACAAACAATCAAAAATACTGCAATATACTCTAATGACTAAATTGTTACCGTCTCTTTTCCACATAGGATCTTCAACTACTCTAATCTTTACGATAAGATCTCCGGGCGGTAGCATAGGGTGTCCATCATCTCCTAAACCTCTAAATCTAATACCTGTGCCGTTTGCTACACCGGGCGGAATAGTTATATCGGCTTCTTTTATTCTACCGCTTGGTATTTTATATCTAGTTGTTAATTCTTTTCCTAATAAAACATCATGAATAGTCAATGTTAAATTTATTGTAATATCTCTATTCTTTTGATGAGAAGGACGAAAACCATTCATAAAATCTGCAAATGGATTTCCAGCAGTTCTAAACCCACCAGTGTCAAATCTAAATTGTGGCTGAGGATTATCGTATGCAGAACGTTTTTCTGGATCGCTTAATGTATCGTATGCTTCAGAAATTTTTTGAAAAAGTTTTTCGTCACCTCCTCTATCGGGGTGATTTTTCATCGCTAGTTTGCGATATGCCTTTTTTATATCTGCTTGGGAAGCAGTTTTTGTTACACCGAGTATATTATAATAGTCCATACAATTACTTATCGTACAGACTATTAAGTATTAACAGTAGTGATTACTAAGGCTTTTTGCCAAAACTCTGTGCGCCAAAAAATGCTGCAACAATCGCCGCAACTGACACAAAATATGTAGCAGCCATATCGCCTAGAATTTTTGCTGCTTGTTCTAGTCCTATTAGATTTGCTAGTACAACTGCAAATGGATATAGTAGCATACCAAATAATGCGAACCATGCCATGTTGCGTTGTGCATCACGCATTGCATCTTCATCTTCTAGACGCTTGCGTTTAAACTCCATGTACATTGCATGTTCTTCAGCGGATACTTTACCGTCACCGTTAGTGTCTGCTGGATGATGTCCTGCTGCTTTTACTTCTTCTTCGCTCATTTACGTTTCCCCTCTAATTTTTTGATACGAGCATCTAGTTCAGGCCATACATCAAACTCATGTAGTTCTTTGCATGGATGACTGTCTGCTTCGAGCTTTGCTAGACGAGCCTCAATCTCGTCAATTTTTGCTGTTATCTTAGGATACTTTACACGCCACGCATTAGGATCATTTTGGAGCCAAGTCCAACCCCAGCGTTTTGCTAGATATTCTAAGGTAGCATCAAATTTAGTTACTCCCCATGTTGCCATTCTAGTATCTTTAAACCAGAATAAAAATGCAGCACCTAGTAATGACCCTGCAATACTAGTATAAATCCATAGACGGTCGCCCGCCATCTGTTGTATCATTTCCCACATATACAACCCCTCAATTGTTATATATGTATTTATTCTATTATGCTACATATGAAGCGTATATAATTGCTAAAGGTAGTAAAATAGGTGCTGTTAGAAAAAATGTAAACTCTACAAATTCACAAAATACACAAACCCTTTTATCATTCTTTAACTTTAATATTAATTGACTCATTTTCTCCTTGATTCCTATGTTTTTCGTTGGCTGCATTTCTCATGTTTATTACATACGTTAAATCATGCATAGGTGCATACTTTATATAAAAATATGATACAACAATAGCAGCGATGCTTATTAATAAAAATTCCATTAAATAACTCCGTATAATGAAATTACAAAAATAGTTAAAAGGCAACCCAGTTCGAGACTGTCCCGAAGAGATGCAATATCATACTTTGGTAATTTCACTTTATAATAATATTAGTAAATTTTATATTAGAATATAATTATATTATATAATTTCAACCTTATTTATCATAAAGTTTAAAAAGTGTGTATTTTATGAATTTAGACTAGGACCGCCGTTGTGTCCTATTTTAGATTTTTTCTTTTCCCAATCCTTAATTGCATCTTTAATAGATTCTTCTGCTAGTACAGAACAATGCAATTTGATTGCTGGGAGTTCTAATGATGCAGCAATATCCTTATCTTTAATAAGTTTTGCTTCTTCTATAGTTTTGCCTTTTAGCATTTCAACAAACATTGTTGAACTTGCTATAGCACTTCCGCATCCATATGTTTTAAATTTAACATCTATAATGCGTTCTTCTTCGTCTAGTTTAAGTTGAAGTTTCATAACATCGCCACAAGCAGGAGCACCTGTCATACCTGTAGCAACTCGAGGATCTTTAGGATCAAATCTACCTACACTGAATTCGTGAGGATTTGCTAAAACGCTTTCAAAGCGTTCAATTACTTTTTGTGAATATGCCAATTAATTTTCCGGTTGTGAAGTAGTTTCTTCGGGTTTAACTGCTTCTTCGTAGTATACAATTATTTCTTTTTGTTGTTCAATGTATCTACGTAGTTCAGCAAAGTTTAGTGATAGGTTTTCGTAGTCTTTAACGCTAATTGCAATCCAGGCTGTCTTGCCATTCTTAGCATAAAACTCTTCAAGGAACTCTTGATAGTTATCTTCAGTAACCACATAGATTTTTACCCTGTTCATATTCACACCTTTAGGGTGTGGAACAATTGGTACTGTAGTTTTAACTGTGTTAGTTACTACTTGTATCTGTGGTTCCGGAGTCAGTAGACTGCACCCCGCCGTTAGCGTTAGGATCAGTAATAGACTCGAGATCTTTCCAAAGCTCATCTGTTGCACCTTGCATTCTTGGTTCAATTAAACCTGGCTTTTGTGTAGCCAAGTGTGTTAAATTATGACGTTGCAGAGTAGCACGAAGTTCATCTCCGTACTGCTCTGCTTTTTGTAAGTCATTTTGTAGTTTACCGTTTAGTTCGCCTAGTCTTACTGTTTCTTCTTGAACAAGTTTTAAACTTGCTTCACTTGTTTGAACAGCAACTTCCATACGTGCTACATTTGCTCTTGCAGTTTCTAAATCGCTTTGCAACTTCTTAATCCATAGAAAGCCGCCGCCTGCTGTAGCAAGCACTACAAGTATCATAGCAATTCGAATTGAAGCGAACATAGTATTATTATTTAGTCTAGAAGTTTACCTAGTGTAGCAGGTCCGGCTATGCCATCAGCAACTAAGCCATTTGCTGCTTGCCATTCTTTTAATGCACGTTCTGTACCTGGTCCAAAGTCGCCATCTGCGCCAATGCCTAATGCTTCCTGCATCATCTTAACACCTTCGCCTTTAGCACCTCTGCGTAATACACCAATATCATCGATATCAAAAGAATCATCTTCGTCGTCTGCACCATGATCAGTATGAGCATCTTCGCCCATTGCTTTTAGTGCTTCTTCCCAATGATGAATACGGTCTTCAAGACCAATATAGCCACCGTTAATACGTTTGGTCATTGTTTTAATATCGCCGCTATCGGCATAACGATTTAATCCGTTTTTGTTCCAAAACCAAATAGCACTCATTAGTGCTACTTCTTTATCTTCTGAAACTTGATCTGGATTGTCAACTGCGTCTACATCCATGTCTGCACTAAATGCAGAGTAGTTTGCCTTGCCAGTTAACTGAATAGGCCCACGACCGCGATAACGCCAGCCGTCACCACTAGCAGTGTCGCCATTATCCATCCTGTTAGCATATACGATGTTAGCAATTTTTTCAGGTTGTCTGGCGTACTCATTTGCGTCTCTGCCGGCTCTGACAAAATACTTTCCAAAGACTGCGTCCAACGCTTTTGCGCTATAGTTAAGATTTTCACTGAATGTCCTCCATCCTCCAGATTCGTGTCCACACTGCGCAATAAATGCTGCAATACGTTGTGGAGTATTAATTTCGTATTCTGGGAATACTTTGTTCATTGCTTCGACCCAGCCGTCTGGATCTGCACAGCGAGGGAACAACTCGCTAAATTGATTTGCTGTTAGCATATTACTTCCTTTTTACTACGAGAGCCTTGCCTTCATTCTCAAAGACAAGTTTGTCTCCATATTTACTTATGTTGTAATCGCCGATATATTTGGTTAAAAAGAGTATTTCAGGATAGCTTTCCATTAAATCAAACTTGCCTTCGATATTGTTTTTAATAGTTAATACATCGCCAAAATCGATAAACTCAAAAAATAAAGGATCTGCATATTTTTTTGTTATAGTTAGATTGTTTTCAACTAGATCTACTTGATCTAAATAACCTTTATTAAAAAATTCTTTATAATTTTCTAAACGTGATTCTTCAACTTTAATACCATACTTATCTGGATCGTTTGGTACTAACTCTTCTAGTGTTTCTTGTGATACTGGACTTGATCTCCAGTTTTTGTAATATCTAAATTTAAAATTATCCATGTTTGACAAATTTTTAACACCGTCGATAATTTCTAAAATATTATTATGTACGTCTCTATTTCTTTGTAATTCAACAAAAACTTTATATGTACCGTCGCTTTGCTCACCACTAGTAACATCAGCATCTAGAATAAATCCGTAGCCTCTTTCTAAGAAGTTCATTAAATCATCTGCTGGTGCTTTTTCTTTTAAACTAAAACTTAGTGTAACAATGTCTTTATCAGCTCCCATCTTTGAAGCAAATGAGTCAATTTCAAAAACATCAATTACCATATCTTTTAAGTCACCTTCGCGTAAACTCATTAGATTGTCTCCTGTGCTTCTGGTGCTGCTGCTTGATCTGCAGGTTGTGCTTCTGCACCTGCTTGTGTTTCTGCTGCATTTGCAGGCTCTTGTGCGTATGATGTGGTATCTATTTCGCCTATGATATCTATTATTAATTTTTTAGGCATTTGTATTTCTACAATCCAAATAGGCTTACGATCTAACTTACCTTTTTTAGTGCCAGGACGAATGTCATCTGGATTAGAAATTTTTCTTGGAACTATAACACTGTCTTTTTTATAACGTACTTTGCAATCGTAATCAACTAAACGTTTACCACCCATTGGATCAGGCATATTATCTCTATCCCACATAAAGGCACAGGTTACCCAATGTCTTTCAATATCAGGACCCATTGCTAATTCGCCATCTTCCCAGTTTTTGTAAACATATAAGTCAAGTTCATCTAAGACTTTTTCAAAGTCTTTTAGAACATTAAATGCTGTATTGCTATCATAGATAGATTCAACATTTTTAATAATATCCATTACATCATGCATAAGTACAGTTCCAAATCTCGTTGTATACTTATTTATCCTAACAGCAAACATAAACTACAGTTTTATCTTTTTGCAGAGATGGTAAATATTATTGTAGGGCAAGTGTGTTCTACACACAGACTACCCTGCGTATTCCATAACTCATAGGAGGACTTAATGGGTGCAAAGAGAAAAGCTCGTAACCAACGAGTATCAAACGGTAACAATGTTATCGAATTTAACACATTTCATAAAAAACACACAGTACAATTACTTCCAAGAAATAGACATCAAGAAAATTATATACTAAAATTACTAGACAGACAGAAATCAATAGTGTTTGCTATTGGTCCTGCAGGTACAGGTAAAACGATGTTAGCAGTTCAAACTGCTGTAAAAAAATTCAAGGAAGGCGAAATTGACAAAATCATAGTTACAAGACCAGCAGTATCGGTCGACGAAGATTTAGGATTTTTACCAGGAACGCTAGAACAAAAAATGGCGCCATGGACAAGACCAATTTTTGATGTGTTACGTGAATATTTTGATGCACGACAAATTGAAGGCATGATTGAAGAAGGCATTGTTGAGATCGCCCCTCTAGCATATATGCGAGGCAGAACATTTAAAAACTCATATATTATTGCAGACGAAATGCAGAACGCAACCCCTAACCAAATGAAAATGCTATTAACAAGGCTAGGAGAACATTCTGAAATGGTCGTTACTGGTGACTTAGCACAAGCAGATCGATTAAAAGATAACGGTTTAATAGATTTTATTAGTCATCTTGAATCACGCGACAACAACAAACATTTGGACGTAGTCCACTTTGAACAAGGAGACATTGAAAGGCATGATGCAGTTAAGGAAGTACTCCAAGTTTATGGTGATGAATGAATTACTTTAACACCTGACTTTATTAAAAACTCAAGTCCCTGTGTACTACGATATTCATTTTTGTAGTACACAGTGGCTATACCTGTTTGGTATATAAGTTTTGCACAATCCATACATGGAGCATGTGTACAGAATAAGGTAGCCTCTCTGCCACTTTCATTACTACCTGCAAGTTTTGTTAGAGCATTTGCTTCAGCATGTAATACTTCTGGCTTAGTTTTTAATTCTTTTTCATGGCTACCTAAGTCACCCAATACTTCATACTCACACGTATTGTCCCATCCACTGGGCATACCGTTGTAGCCAATTGAGATAATACGATCGTCCTTTACAACAATCGCACCCACTTGTAAACGCTTTGCTGAACTTAGTTGTGCAAAGCGTTCAGCAACATCTATGTATGCGTCAATGAACTTTTGCTTCAACTGGTCAATTCCTTTGCTAACGGAAATACTTCAGCAATTACCTTTGCACATGCTTTTGCAATTTCCATGTGTTCTTTTTGTGTTCCGTTTGCACTGCGTAATTCAATATAGTGAATCCAACTACGCAATGAACCATTCATATACAATCGTGTTTTAGTAAGTCCTTCGGGTAGTACTTTACGAGCAACTTCTTTTGCAATACCGTTATTAATTGCCCAGTCGTAGGCTCTACCTGCTGTATAAATTACATCTTGTTGTAGTTCTTCCCATTTAACAACAAGTTCAGCCATGCCTTCTTCACTAAGATCAAGTTCAATTGAATTTTGTCTATTTTTTTGATCTTGCAATCTTGCTTCACTAGTTATAAAAACTTCATCTCCCATTTGACCTGGCTCTGCATATCTCTGACTAAATTCTTGGAAGGCAAAACTACGATGACGTACAATTTGATGAGCAATGTCTCGAGTTGTATCAATTTCAATACAAGCATTAACCATTTCTAATGGCGACCAATGCTGATGTTTAATCAAATACTTTACAAGTTTCTCGCTAGTTTCGCTGTTAATTTGATTTGCTGGGTTACTAACTCTTGCACAAAATGCGACAAGATCTAATAGATCGTTGTCTTTAATTCCCTGCTCTGCAAATTCTTCTGTTACTCTACTATAACTTACTAGTCGTGTCATTTATATCTTCTCCGTTTCTTCCGCGATCGCGATTACCTTCAGCATTTAACTCTGTAATATCCTGCTGTACTTCTTTATACGTTTTATTTTTTCGATCAAAAATTGAGTTCCAATTTTTTTCAAAAGTGTCGTTATCTATGACTCTAGGTCTCTGTCTACTTCCTTTACCCATCTGTAATATCCGTAATATCTTTAACTGGTATTATACCAAATTCTTCATACTTGTTGGGATACCCATCCCAATCATCTGCATCAGGCAGTGGGTCTTTTTGATCAATAATGTTAATGTTCCAGTCACTAACACGTCGATTTATATCTTCCCACTTTTCTCTTAGTTCAGGACTTAACTCATTATCTGCTACAATAGCATCTGCTGGACATTCAGGAACACAAACTCCACAATCAATACATTCTTCTGGATTAATTGCTAGAAAGTTGTCTGCTTCATAAAAACAATCTACAGGGCATACTGCTACACAATCTGTATGTTTACATTTAATACAATTATCTGTTACTAGATATGTCACTGTAACCTCGCTAATCTAATTAGAGTTGCTGCTAAATTAATCTCTGGATCTACAACTAATGTGTGATCTACTAACCCTTGCTTAATAATTAGCACTGCACTGTCTTGTTTCTCGTCAGTTCCGAACAATTCAATATTATCATAAAGCCAACGATATACTTCTTCCATTTCTTCAGGACGAATTGCACCACACAGTAGTTTACGTGCTTCTTGAATTTTACCTGCTTTAAACAGTTCAACCATTTCAAGTTTCCAGTCGCTTTCGCCTGTGTCACCTTCATTTGGTTTAGTAAGCACACCATCTACACTGTTCATTTGTACTGTGTTGATACACTTACGCAAGTCTGGATACGTTGCTTTTACATAGGTATCGAGTGTATCCAAATCAGGACTAACACCTTCGGTAATAAGGATTTCAGCAACTCGAGCTGTGAACTCAGTTTGGTCAATTTTAGCAATGTGGAAACCTTGACACCTACTATGCAGAGCGGGTATAATACGATTTGGATAGTTACAAGTAAGAATGAAACGAGCAGTAGTATGATACTCTTCCATAACACCACGCAACGCCGCTTGAGCGTTGGGAGATAAGTAATCAGCTTCATCTAGTAATACAACCTTAAAGTCCCCAAATGGGATCATCTGTACAAAGTTTACAATTTTATCACGAACATCATCTACTGAGTTTGTTCGCGATGCGTTAATTTCTAGTATGTCTAAATCGTTTACTTCAAGCTCGTTAAATAGTAACTTAGCAAGAGTAGTTTTACCAATCCCAGCATTGCCACTAAAAAGCAAGTGCGGAATAGTTTTGTCTTTGATCCAAGTTTTGACTTGTTGTTTTTGTGCTTCATCTCTAAATACATAACCGTCTACTGTTTTAGGACGGTACTTTTCTACCCATAATTCTTTCATTTATTTCTCTGCCTTTTTCTTTTTATTTCCGTAAAAACTGCTGCCTTTATAGTCAATATCTTCAGTGCGAGCACCAGGAGGACATACCGTAATTGTACCTCCTCTGTCAAAAAATTCTTGCAACATTTGTTCTGTTACTTCTGATTCTTTTGATTGTCGATCTATCATCTTGCTTTTACTCCAAAGTGTTTATATGATTGTTGAACACACTTCGCCTGATAATAGCAATCAGCTAATGCATTATGTAGTTCTTCTTGTATTGCTTTACGCGGATCCTGAGGCATCATAGCAAACAGTGTACGGCTGTCTCTAATCTGCCAATAGTTCCACGGTGCAGGTTTTTCTGCTGCCTTGTATAAACTTTGTAAAATAACAAAGTCAAATGTAGGACCTTGACACCAAATGTAGTCTAATCCTACACACCATTTGTTTAATTGACGCAACATTTCTTGTACTGTGACACGATCGCTATGATCACCAAATGCTTCGTCTTGAATAGCTTGCGGCTGAGTAGCCCACCAAGCAAGAGTATTGTCGTCAATTGAACGATTGTACTGCTCGCTTTGTTCTTCTACATCGCCACGCAAGTATAATGGAGTATGTGGTTCTGCATCTGAAAATGGATCAAACTTAATAGCACCTAGGGTCATAACAACACTATCAGGTTCTACACCCAGTGTTTCTAAGTCAATCATTCCATGTGTAGCCATTACTTTTTACGATTCTCTTGTCCAATTCCAGAAATAATAAGCATAACATACAGCAGAGGCCATGCCCAACCTGTTAAATATCCTGTAACATGTAAAATCATTAGTGCAATGCCTGCTGCACCTGTTGTGCCAATTCCGCTACTTTGCGGAGGTGTTGGTAACATCATAAGAAAACTCCTAACATTTTATTAGTATTATAACTGATAAAACGCTAGGAGTCAAGTATTATTTGTTCAAAATTTAGATAAACTGTTTCAAATTAGGTGGTTGCCAACCTTCTGGTTTCAATACCTTACCGTCTTCACGTTTACGCACCTTGCCTGTTTCAGGATCAATTTTGGCAAAGTTTGTACGCATAACTTCTTCCCAAGCACTTTCGCCGTCAAAGCCACCTGCTCTAACAGCACCTAGCGTAACAACAAGAATGTCAATAAGAGCATCTAGTTGTTCTACACGATCATTTGCTTCTACTGCTTCTTGTAGTTCTTCAAATTCTTCTTTAATGAGTCCTAGATACATATCATAGTTTTCTTTACTCATTAATTGGTCACACGCTACGTGAAACGTGTTAATGTCTTTAAATGGGTTTGTCATTATGTCCTCATAAAATCTTCTGGGTTGATATTTACACTACCACCGTTTTCTGTAGTGTGTCCAATATAAACTTCATCTGGTTTTTCATCACTCCATGCTAGAATACTTTCAGTTTCTACCATACGGATCTCTAAATCACCGTCATTAGTTTCGATATTCATTCCTCGTGTCCAGCGACCATGTTCTATAAGTATCCAATCACCTACTTCGTATGGATCTTTATTTTCTGGACCTTTAGAATATACCTTAGCCCAACGAGGATAAATGCCGCGTTCTTTGCCGTTGTCACTTGAAATAATTAACCCACTAGCAGTAGTTTGTTCACCAAAATACATGTCTGAAACTAAAACACGATTTCCTATTGCTCGAGGCGTACCTTTAATTTTGTTAATGTTTATAGCCATGTTTTATCCTTAATCTTTTTCGTTATCGTAATAAATCCAACCTGTTATTATATACTTGTGGTGTTCTTTACTAATTTGTCCACGGTGTATATGTGTAAGTCCTGCAGGCCAAATAAGTGTTTTTCCTTTGGTTGCTGTTGTAGTTATGTCTTGGAACATAAACTCGGTACCTCCATCTGGCACATCATTAAGATATGTCATGTAAACAAATGCTCTTTCGTGTGCATCTTGTCCGCCGTCTACGTGCCATTTATAAAATCCGTCTCCTGGAGCATACCATTGTATTTGAGGTAAATGCTTCATATAAAATTTACCTACGTATTTGTATAAATGATATTTTTGACAATAATCTTCTACAAAAGCAGCAAGTTCGTCGTGGTATTCTGGCCATTTAAACAGGCTAGCAGGACCAACCTTAAATGCTTCGTGTAAAGGTAAGTCTATACTTTTTTTGGTAGTCGGATCGACAGTGTCGTTTGCTCCAACTACACCGTCGTTTGTTAATCCTCGTTTGTGGCCTTCTGCGAAAAGAGTAAGTAATGCAGTACAAATAGTATCGTCAGATAACTGATACTCCTCTATAAAGGTGGGACTCATTACTCACCTTTAGGTACAAAGTTTCCGTTTTCGTCTTCAACCCATTCAACATCGTCGCCAAATTCTTCTGCTTCTTTAGCAGTTGCTTCTGCAATAGGTTGTTCTGCTTTTTGTTGTGCTCTAGTTTTTGTTTTTGCTTTTGTTTCTACTACAGGCTCTTCTTCTGCTACTTCCTGTCTTTTAGGCATTGGTTCATCTGGAACCTTGTTAGTTGTTTCGTAATATTCTCTAAGGACATCTTCCTTTTTACGAATAATTTTACCGCCAGGGCCTAACTCATCCCCGCGAGCATTAACACGAGCATTACCTACAGCAGGTGTTAATTCATTACGCTGTTGCAATAGGTCCATATCAACCAATTTGCCGCGCATTGTTTTATAAGTTTTTCTTGCATTACCTTTTAGTGCCATTTTAATTCTCCTGTGAATTATATACGTATTTATCTAAGAAACTCATGCCAATCCAGGCCATATTGGATTGAATTTATCCTGTGTACACCTATCAAATACAGCACATAACTTGCTACACTTGATCCACGTCCTACACCCCATACAATGTTATTCTCACGCATAAAGTCTACAAGATAGATCATATAACGTAATAAGTTGTGCATATCACGTTCTTTAAAAGCATCTAATTCTTCCCATATACGGTCTTGTATGTGTTGCGGACAAGGTGTTTCTGCTTTGCCCAGCACATATTCATATACATTAATGTCTTTGTATTCATCAGGCATAAACCATTCACCTTGACATACACCGTCAAAAGACTTTTGATCTACATCTAATGGAATATACTTTTGTAGTTTGTCAAAGCCTTGTTCTTCCATAGCGGCATTAAATTTATTAATGTCATCAGATTCGTCACAAAGTACAACGTGTACCTTGTCTGCATGACCACTATAAATCATGTCGATAAGATCGCGATTAGAAAATCGTGGTATTCCTAATGAGTCTGTCTTCATAAGCATTAATGTATTTTACGATACATTGATAAGATTGTCAAGTCCTTCTTCACCATTTTGTTCTTGTTGTTGAAGTTTTTGGCGGGCTCGACGTGCTTCTAGTTCTAGTTTATAATCATCTAATAGGTAAGAAATTTGATCTCTAACTTGAAGGTTAGAAGTTTGAAAATATCTTTTGTTTAAAAGATAAATTTTTTCTTCTAATTCAACATCTGAAAGTAATTGAGCATTTTCAAACAAAGGGTGCATTATGCAAAGTTACCTAAGTATTTTACATAGAAAGTTGTAGATCCCTGGTGTGTCCAAATTTCAAAAAGACGAATCTCTTCGTTTGCGATAACATTATTTGGAGCGTTCCAAAAAACACTATTACTTTCTTGATCAAATTTAAATGTTTGTCCAGAGTCCCAATTAAGTGTACTATCTCCTGAAGAAGTAACTTCTAAAATAATTTTTTGATATACACCTGAATCTGGAGTAGAAGTTGACAAAATTTGCAATGTAGTAGTACCAGTTAGTGTTATAGTTTGAAAATCACCAGCCGACATATCAAGTGTTACAGTGCCGTTTTGTTGTCCGTATGTACTTTTAGTTAGTGTAGGAGTTTTAAGATGTGCATCTTCAATGACTATACGTTCACTAGCCGATTGTGTAAAAACGTTGTCATTATCAAGTCTTAGTGTATTTGTCTCTAAATCTTCAAGGCGAGCTTTTACAGCTACAAAGTTTCCATCAATAACTGTAAAGTTATCGCGAAATCCTTGACTATCGTTGTCTTGTCCTGGAACAGGAAATTCTGTATCTATATCAGATACGTTGATTATTTTATCATCATAAAAAGTTTCGCTTGGGTTCGGCATAATTATTTTCTCCTAGTGCAGTATTTATCGCATTTATATGTTAAATTCATAATTTGCGAACACAATATACTGTTCGTTACTATTTCCTTTTGTACTATCAATTATATATCTATCAACTTCAAAGTTTATGTCTTTAAAGTCAAATGTACTGTTTTTAATATTTAACAGTATAGAATCTGCGGTGTTAGGTTTACAGTATGCTAATACTACAGCAGGAGTGTAACCAAGTGCTTCAATGTTATTTTCCTGCGGAGTTCTCATCCATAACGGTAAGAAATTATTATCTGTTTCGCCTATTTCTGCTATTCTTTTTCTCATATTAGTTAAGTTGCTAATATATTTTGTTGTTTCAGTAGCTTCGTCAATACTAATAGCATCACTATCAATTTTTAGTGTATTTGTAACTGGTCTAAATCTATTAGAATTAGTATCATTCCAACCTGAACTATCATCAAGAGTTTCGTATTGTATACTGTTTATTGATCTCTTGTTATTACTTTTTATTCTAATACTTTCTCTAGTGTTACCATTTGTTGCTTCTAGTGGATCTATAATATCTACGTATACTACTTCGTAGACAATATTCCTTGTTCCTGGCTCAAAAGCAACAGCCTTTTTTACTGAACCAAATTTAAATTTTTTCTTTTTATGATTTTTGCCAGTAGCAGCCGCAAATTTTTCTACACCTTCAGTTTCAATACCAGCATATATTAACATTTTAAGATCAGTTTGTAAACCAAATTCTGTATCACTTGGTCTATAAATTTTAGCAGGTTCAAATATAATTGGATCACTGATAAAACTACTGTATAAGAATCTTTGGTACTGTGGTAAAAATGCTTTAACAGTTACGTTACTAAAGATTAAATCATTAGGATCGTTAATAACAATAGTAAATGATCTTGTTATTGCACTAAAGCCAAACTGGTCTTCTGCTCTTGCTGTAAATGTGTAAGTTTTGTCAATACTAGTTGTGTTGCCGTCAAACGTTAAATCATTTTTATCAAAAGTAGTTAATCCTGAAACTGCAAATTCATTATATAATTCCCATTTTGCTGAATCAACAATAAAATCGCTAGAGCTAGTATGTGTAATTATACATTTATATTTTTGAGTTCCTACCTTAACAATGTCGTTTGGATTGTAAACCCTTGAAGCCTTCCAAAAACTTCTATAATAGTTTTCACCAAACTGTTGAACCTTACCAAATATTTCTCCATCAAGTGATAGTCCTAGTCCTGGTGGCAGTCTACCGCCTATCTTTGTATATCTAATAGTTGCATCAGTTACACTTGTAGTTGCTGTAATTCTAAATGTACTTGTTAGATTAGCGTTTATAGTTCCTAAATTCTTATCGCTGTTCCAATAAAGTCTAGAGTCAACTTCGCCTAATAATCTTACAGTAAATGTTTTACTTTTAGCAGCAGAATTAGTATCCTCTTGCCCAGGTATTGTAACAGTTGTTGTAAACACTTCGTCTACATTGAGTCTTGCATCTAAAGGCTTTGAAAATGTAATTACATCATATAAGTAATTTGAATTGCTTACATCGGAAATTTTAAATAGTGTACCTTTTAGATTAAATGTTACACCTTTTAATTTAGTAAGATTTGCATTTTTCTTAATCTTTAATGTATATGCGCCGCTTGCTTGTTTTACTAAACTTTCGTTTGTACCTGAAGTAGGACCAGTTGCAGTAAAAACTGTGCCTGGATTATTATCAGCAGCACCTACTAGAGTATAATCTGTTGAACCAAATACAGAAACAATTTCATACCTTTTATTAGGTTTCATCTGTGTGCCAGGAATTCTTAAATGCGGATATGTTGTTTCATATACTTCAAAACTTAAATCTTCTGTATTAGTTGCCGGACCAACATATCTTGTTGCTGTAACTGTAAATTTATATTCTCTTGTTACACTAGGTTGATAAGGTACTATACCGGCAAGTTCTCCAGTACCTGTATCTAATTTCATTCCTGGAGGAATAACACTTTCACTACCGTCGTCGTTAGTTTCTTCTAAATTATATGTAATAAATCCAACTGTACTAGAAGCATCAATTGTATCTAAAAATAGTGTTACATAATTATCTGCTCTACGATAACCTAAGTCTGCTGGCGTTAACCAAATTGGAGTTCTTACAAATGTTGCATCAGCACCAAATAATGTATTGCCTGATTGCATAATAGTATTATCTGCACGTAGGAAATCGTCACCTACTACAAAAATTCTAAACAAACGTTTTTCAATTGTATCGCCATCACTTACACTAACACGGAATTGATAATTTCTGTTTAGTTTTTTAGGTGATTTTGTAGCAATACTTCTATCATAAAATTCTACATCATAGTAAAAACTATCATAACCGTTAGCACTTCGAGTACCAAAATCAAAAGGAAATGCACCATAAGGGCTATCGTCGTAGTATCCTTGTGCTGCTAGTTTATCTAATGCTAGAATAGGATCAACAACGCCGACTATTCTACCGTCTCTAGTTAACTCGATACCAGGAGGTAATTCTCCATCGCCACTAGCAATAAAATATTCTAGTGTTTGTCCTGCTTCAAGATCGTCATCGTTTGCTATTAATTGAAAGTCTATAGGCGCACTGTCTAGTATATAATATGTGTCATTATTACCAACAGGTAATGGTCCAGCAGTAGTTTGCCATATAGGAGCATCAGCTCCTACAACAACAACCTTGTATGTTCTATCATCTATTTCTCCGTCTTTAGATGCTCTGATAACAAATTTAAATTCTGTTTCTCTAGCAACTTCTAACGGAGTTCCTTGTAAGGTGTTGTCTATGATTCTTAAGCCAGGTGGAAGTGTACCGCTTATAACTTCTAAAGTTGAGCCAGAAACTGCGCCAAGCTCTATGGGTAAAAACTTGCTATCAAGTGTTTCGCCTGTTTTAGCAGTTCTTATTGTTTGTCCTTCTGAGACTTCTCTAAGAACGATATTATTTGGTAATGTCCACAGTGCCATATAGAAAAAATCCTTTATATAGCATATTTATCGAAAAATTAGATGTTAATACTACCAAGATCAAGACTTACATTTAAGTTATTGCCAGCAATAGAACCAAAGTCTACATTAACTGTAGCAAATAAAAAATCCCAAAGGTTGTTTACTGGATTAGGTGTAATACTTCCAAAATTCCAACTGTTATTGCTATTTCGGAAATAGTTTAAGTCTCTTACATCAATACCGTGTACTAATCCTGTTAGGTTACCGTTGAAGTTTGCTGTAACAGTTGTAGCATTAATTAATCCAACGTTGCCTAGGTTATGTCCGTCAGCATTTAATCCTGCTGCTAGTTTTGGTGTTGGATCATCTTCTAGTCTTCCTAATGCACTAGAATCAATTCTAATATTGCTACCATCTCTAGTAGTAGATATTAAGTTGCCACCTTGAATAGTAAATGTAGTATTTTCTACTACTGTAAGACTACCACTGTCAGCAGCAACTACAAATTGTGTAACACCAGCATCAACGTTAACTGTCAGTTCGTTTGCAGTTGAGCTAAGTGATACATTGCTTCCTGCTACTAGTGACTTAAATTGAAGTTCGGCATCGTTTTTGCTTGAGAATAAACCTTCGCCGCCGCCTAGATTTACAACAGTTGTTGCTTCAGGTGTTCTTGCATCTAGTTCTGAAAAGTTAAAAACAACCTTTTCAAAAGCCTCTCTTAAATCATCACCAGAACCATCATTTGCTACTGATCCAAGGTTTATTACTTTTAATGCCATGCTATCTATCTCCTATACTGTATTTATAGTCTACCAACAACAACTTCAACAACGCCTCTGTCTTCGCTGTCTTTTGTGCCAACTGCTTTACCAATAACAGTACCTAGTTTAGGATCGTTATCAACAATAGCATATCCTGGTATAGCACTTGTTACAAGCATATCACCTTTTTGTACTTTACCAATAACCTTACAAGGAACACGACCTGTTAGTGCTAGTTCTACAGCAGTGTCTCCTTCTAAGCCTTTATTCATTAAGAATCCTGGGTTAGTTGAAACAACGCCTGCAACTCTACGGTCACCTTTAACAGTACATGCTGTAACTTCTTCATCTCCACCAAATACTAGTACAGTTCCTGGTTCGTATGCTTCATCAGCAACATATTTCTCTGCCAAGTCAGCGTAGTTAGCAGTAGATGCATTACCACTTAGATACGGAACAGATAATGTTGTAGTACCTGGATTGTAAGTATAGCTTGCACTGTTAGCAAATACCTCATTAGAAGTACCAGTACCATCTGAGAATAGTGGGAAGAAAGTACCTGAGGTTGTTGTATCTGTGACAGCTAAATTCGAAGCTGTCTCTGCTGTAACATCTGCACTGTTAATAGAAATTTCACCATTAGATATACTAATACCAGTACCGCTACTAAATGCTGCTCTAGCTCTTGCAGTTGTGTGATATAGGTTGCTAGAACCTTCACTTAAATCATCAGTGTCATGGTTACCAATACTTGAAACTCGACCATACAAGTATCCTGTTGTTCCACCTGTTCCGTCTAGATCAAGGATCGTTGTTGTTCCAGATACTATGTCACCTTGTAGATTTCCTGTAAACTTAGTTGTCGAAATCCCACCGTCTGCTATGCTAGTACCTGTGCCTACTTTTAATATATTGCTAGTTGGATTGTATGTTAATGCTGCATCAGTAAATAATTTTTCATTTCCGTCTGCACCACTTCTATCACCGTAGGCATTGTTAACAGTAGTAAACGTAACAAAAATGTCACTATCTAATAGTCCGTCAGTTTGACCAGCAGTGTTCATTTGCGAAGTTCTTAGTGTATTTGCTATTACAGCTTCGTCAACGCCACCTGTTAATGGACCATTAAATTTACCGTAGAAAACTGTGGCATTTGCATCACTACCTGCCTGTACTGTACCAACATCAACAATAATATTACCACTTGAATCTTTAATATCACCTTGATGTGTACCGTAGTTAGTTGTAATGTATGCCTTATCCCAATAGTTGCTGCTTGCACCTATGTTTAGTGTACCATTAGGTTCAAAGTTACTATACGATGTTATTGTATTTGAAATAGTCAACCTATTTTGAACAGCACCATTATTGTGTGCTGTTTGAATAACTAGTTCACTTCTTTCACCACCATTTGTTGCATTAGTAGTATTACTAACTATATTTGTAAGTATTTGATCAGTTTCTTCAGCTGCGTTAACACCTCTAAACTGTATTACTCCCATATTGTCTGTGTCTAGACTATCAACATCTGTATCAAACCTTTGAAGAATGAGCGATGGAGCACTGGCATCAGTACGAGCTTTTATTGTTAAACTATCGTTTGAAATAACCGAATTAATTTTTAAGGTATCAAAACTTACATTGTCGCCCAAATCAATGTTGCCATTTACAAACAAATCGCCTTGTACAGTAACATCATGATTAAATGTAGCAGTACCTGCGTCTGACATATTGAACGATAGTGCAGTAAATTCAGTGCCATCGTCATTGCCACGTATACGTAATACTTTATCTTGTTCAGTGTGATAAATGTCAGCACCGCTGGTAGTATTAGTAAACTTCAAGAAGTCTGTGCCATCGTCTTTAAATGTAATATCAGCATCGTTAGCATCAAGGATAATATCACCCTCCGCATCAAGTGTAATATCACCGCTTGCAGATAAACTAACTGTACCACTTGCTGCGGTAGTATGAGTTGCACTAATACTTACAGCACCTTTTTCAGCAGTTAACCCTATACCACCACTTGCTTCGGCAGTAAAGTTTTTCTCAGTACCGCCAACATCAATAGTAAATGCACCTTGTGTTGTAAGCTCTTGAGCATCTTCTGTAAGTGCAAAGCCCATTCTTTCATCAGTACCGTCGTTGAACTTAATGTTCTCACCGGCAGCATCTAGTATAATGTTACCACTTGTAGTAGTTTCAATTTCAAAGTCGCCACCTGCTCTACTAATCTTATTGTCATCTAACACACTGTTATCTACAGTTAGTTTAGTAGTAGTTAAGTTAGTACCATTAACAGTTAATGTACCTGCAATAGTTGTATTACCATTATTACCTGCAACAGTAAACACTGCTGTACCACCGTCTGGTACTGATCCGCCGGATGAAACGTTAAATGTATTAGTGATCGATGTAGAACCATTTGCAATGTGCATACGATTTACACCATTAGTTCCCAGTTTAATATTATTCTGTTCAACTTTAAGTGCAGATCCGTATCCATTAACTACAAGTGCAATTTCTTTTGCGTCAGTTGCCCAACCACCTGCACCTATAGAAACACCTGTACCAAGTGATGTAAGTTCACCTGGTGCTTGAATAAAGTTTGAATATATCCATGGTGATACCAAGTAAGGTTGGCTATTAGCAATCTGCGGACCTTCAGTGTTTTGCTGGAAGTTACTTGCATATCCACCGTAGTTAACATCATCTTTAAGTACAGTTGTTGAACCTATTTGTACCGATGCACTCGGAATTGCCACTGTGCTCTTATCTGTTGCATTGCTAGGAGCAGTACCTGACAGTTCCATAATTAAATGATCGTTTGGTGTGTATAGTGTTAGTTTAGAATTAACAACATCCAATGCTCTTGTGCTGTCAATTATTAAACCTTTAATATTGATCCAGCCACCTAAGTTTAACTGGTTGTTAATATTACCAACAACATCTCCAGTTGCTAATGTCCTTACAAGAGAATCATTAGCACCAGTTTTAGTAATATCTGTTGTTCCGTAAACTTTATCTCTAACTTTAACCAGTGCCTTACCAATTAAGTTTTGCGAAGTTATAATTGATGTTGGAACACTTGCTGGACCTAATGATGAACCATTCTTTATTTGCAACATTCCAATTGTATTAAATGCTGTTCCACTTACGTTTACAAGAACAATTTGGTTTTCGCTGTTTACATCACCTTGTAGTGTACCTTCTGCGGCAGTGTTACCTACCTGTGTAATAATTGGTGATGTACTTGCATCTATTGTTACTTCGCCTGTTAGTGTAAGAACAGTTCCACTTAGTTTTACAAGATTGCTGTCATTAAAGTCGTTATCTTGAATACCACCACCTTCGTCAACAATCATGCTAAACGGAATAGCTCTAGTAATACCAATTTCGCCTGCACCTTCTTGATTGCCATCAAAGTCAATATCTGCACGACCAATTACAGTACGTTCTGGAATTTCTTGTAACTTGTCAAAAGTAATACCTCTGTCTTTAACATTAATATAACCTGTATTAAGAATTCCGGTAATATATGTAGTACTCTGAGATTGTGTATCTTTAGTATAATCTGCATTAACAGCAATTCTAGTTAAGTAATTTGCAGAACTGCTTCCTATACTAAACGAACTTGCTGTTCTTACTTTGATTTGATCAGTTACACCGTCGCCTGAATTTGTATTATTTGCAATCACATATGCAACTCTTGCACCATTTGATTGTGTGATAATATCACCGGCTTGTAAAGAACTCATAAATGTTGTATGATTTGATCCTGCTAAAGTCCAAATTTGGTCCTCTGCAAATGTACTTCCATCAAAAGCAACAACACCTTGACTTGCTTGACGTGTGCGTTGACCTGTAGTTCTAACATATTCTGGAACACTATTGTTGCCTAGTAAAGCACCGCCTTGTATCTGTAGTTGTTGGCCGCCTTCACTTTCTGGTAAGAATGTACCTGTAACATCTTCAAGAACTAGAATGTTATATCCTTGAATAGTATTTGCTAGTGCTGCAAGTCCTACTACTGCTGTACCTACTGCGTTTGTATTTCCTTGTTGGGTAATAATTGTTCCTGCTGTTACTGGAACATTATCTTGCAGTTGTAAAGTAACAGTTGTTTTTTCAAAGTAATTAGAGTTAGTTAACACTGGAGCAGTGTTTAGTTTTAGTTTATTTTGACTAATATCTGCGTATGTATTAACATCACTGTTAACGACTGCTTCGTCCTGTAGCTGTAGATTTATTTTAGTTTCACCTGGGAAAATAATATCCACATCATTTTGTGCTTGTGTTGCTCTCTTGCGTTCAACACTAATATTAATATCACTTCTTGATGCAGTTCCTGGGTCACCGTCTTCAGTTTTATTTGCTTCGCTGGCATTTGCAAACTCAAGTGTTGTAGTAACAGGTGCGCCGTCAAAACCACCTGTAGTATTACTCCAGTCACCGCCCGAGTTTTCAATCTTTTCGTTACTGAAATCACTTACTGATAAGTCGTTAGCTGATAGCGGACTAACTGTTGAAGTTGTTAAATTACCAAACAGATCTTCAACAATCAATGCTTCACCAACAACAAACTGTTTATTTGGATTTCTGTTAATTACTTGTATTTCATTATCTTGTGTTTTTTGTCTATTGTCATTGGTTGTACTTGAACCTTGTGGCCAAATAACTTCACCGTATGCACCGCTAGCCTGTCTAAGGATGTATCCTCTTTGTGTAGGAAGATTATTATTTGCACCATTTGTTGTAATTGTTGTAATCTTTAAAGGACTATAAACTAGTACAAAAACTTGTTCATCGTTATCAAGAACTTTTGCTTCTAAATCTTCTATATAGGCTGCTGTAGCAGATGTTACACCAGTAATTAGTTGTCCTATTCTCCAATCATCTGGGTTACCTGTATTTTGTTTAACATAAACTCTTCTATTACCAGTTAGAACAACAATATCATTTTTACCGTATTCTGATGCAAAGTCTATTTGATTAAGTTCAATATCTCTAAGTTCTTGAACCTCGTCATTTGCAAAAACACGTTTGTCAACGTATTGCTTATTGGTAGCGTCTAGATCATCTGAAGGATCGCCTAACTGTATTAGTCTACCACCCTGCATGTTCATTGTATGTACAGGAAGTCCTGCAACAATATCTGGAGTAAGTATTGGATTAAGTTGTGGTAAGAAACCGTCGCCTAGTTTTGCTAGTTTGACATTCATGTTTCTATCATAACCTAAACGTCTATCAATATATTGTTCTACAGCATAAGATGTTGGAACAGTACTATTATCAATTGGTGACATACCGTTATCACCTGTAAACTTACTAATTGTTTCACCATCTCTAAATCCAAGTCCGTCTAGACCAGAAATATTAATCTGCGCTGCAAATTTAACTGTACCTGTACCTTGGTCAACTTCAAAGAACTTACCAACTCTAAAGAAGCCGTCTTCGTCTGTTGACATAACAAACACACGACCCTTACCTTTTTCCCAGACTTGAGATTTTTCAGCTGTGTCTGCGTTAGTGTATGCTTCTGCTTTTGCTTCTGTTGCTTCACCAAATAGTATATTTGGATAGTTAGAAGTATTAAATCCGCCTGTACCAATGTTACTAAAGTCGTGTCCTGTAGCACGAGTTAATGAAATATTAACTGTAATACTTGAAGGTTCTCCGTCCTGTACACCTATACTTAGAACAAGTTGTTGATTTTGTCCGCCTAGTCTTAAAGGTCTAGCAATACCACTTGTTGGTGGTGTAGGACTACTTTGAGAATTTTTGTCGCTAAGTGGAGTTGACTCTAATTCATAATATGGGAATCCTGTTAGTAGTGAACTTCCTGCTGGAACACCTTGGTAGTTTCCTTCACCATCGTGATATGCTTTAACAACATGAACTCTGTCTTTCCAACCAAAGATCATGTCTGCATTATTAAGTCTGCTTAGTGTGTCACTATCTGTAACAGGAGCAGTTATTGCAACTAAAGTATCACCTGCTGTACTACCAAATGTAGTACTTGAACTAATCCCAACAACTTCGCTAGGCGTTGCTGCTGATGCGCTGCCAGCTATGGTGATTACACCAGATGTAGTAAATGCTGTTCCGTTCCAGTCTTTAAGCCATAGTGTAGTTGTATTAGTTAGTGATTCTATAGCAACAGCACTTGCACTTCCTTGAGTAATAACATCGCCTTTAGTAACAGAAACTTGGGCATCTAGTACAAGTTTAACTTGTGTTTCAAATTTTGAGTAATCAACTGTTGATAAAATATACTTATAGTTGTCATCAAATGTTACAAGATTCCAACCTGAAGGTAAATCGTTATCATTAATTCCACCCCAGTCTGTAATATTTTGTTTGCTAAAGTCTAACGATCTATATACTTTTGATGATTCGTCGAGTACAACAGCAGTTGAAGGTCGGATGCTTGTATTTGGATCAATATTATCAAATATTAATTTAGCACGTTGTCTAATAACAACAGTTTCGCCACCGTATAACGGATATATTAATCCACCAGTTGTTGTACTTCCGCTTACATCGCTTGTTTGATTTGAGAAAGATATTTTCCAAACAGCACCGTTGCCGCCTTCTAACGGTAATCCGCTAGTGTCTCCACTCGAGTTTGTAGCTGTGACATTAACGCCGTCTGTATACACAGTAGTATCTTGTCCAGTATATACATTTGTAATTTTAATTCTGTCAGAATTGTTAAAGAAATTAGTAGTACCATCTGGTTGTGATATGTATACTTGAGTACCACCAACAACATCGCCGTTACTGTCTTTTGTTTTTTGTGGTACTACAATAGTACCAACAGCACCTGTATTTTCTTGTGTTATAGTGTCACCATAATCTGCAATAACATAATCATCTAGTGTAAGAATAATTTGGTTAACTGCTGGAATACCTTCCTCAATAAATGCTGAAACAACATTAACAACTTCAAACTTTCTTAAATCAGTACCTTCTTCGTCTGCAGGGTAAATATCACCATTAGTGCTTAATGTTCCAGATAAACTTGCAGCAGAAGATAAAGCCTCATCACTGTAAAGAGTAAAGTTATTAACATCAACAACACTAATATACCAATCACTGTTTAACCCAGTAACACCTACACTATCTGAAATAGTAACTTTCTGTCCAGTTTCCCAGCCGTGTCCTATTAAGTTAATACTATTAGGAGCAGTAAATCCGTCTATTTCTTGTTTTTCGGTAAAGATAATATCTATCTCACCTTCTGGAATAGGAGTAAAGTCTGTGTCATACACAAACACATAATTTTGATTTGCATCAGCTGATGCTTGAATGGTTGGGTTCACATAAACTTTAGCAGTCTGTACAGTGTTATATGCTAGTTGTCCTGATTGTGGAACTTCGTTAGGGTCACTACCTGCTGCAACAAGACCAAAGTTACCATATGCGTTAGAACCGCCTACTGATCTAATTTCAGAACCATTATTTGCGTAATAAGCAGCATGACAGTAGTATGTAAACATACCGACCATCTCTGACAAACCAGTGTTAGTTACAAGTAAGCCGTAACCTAGGTCGTTAATTTGTGTAAAGTCGTTTCCTAACTGTGATCTGTTACCAGCTGTTTGTAGTACAGTTGGATAGTTTTCTATCTGACCATATGTATATTGTTTGTCACCATTACTATCGTAGTAAGAACCTAATACCGGACCTTGCCATCCTGTCACAAGTCCATTACTGTCTGTAACACCAGAGTTGGCATCTAGGATAAGTTCACAAGTACCTGCATCAATGTCGTGGTTAACTATTGAGTTAACTTGATAACGTATGCCATTTACATAGAACGGAGCAGGAAGCTCAGGTCTTCTAACAAATAAACCGTGTCCTACGCCTACACCATTGACTGTAACTTGTGATCGTTTACTTCTTGCAAACAATCTAAATGCATTACCATTCTTTTGACCAACAATTTCAATTGGCATGTTACCGTTAAATCCGTCAACAAACATACCACCTCTAAATGCTTGTTTGTTAGCAGATTGTGCAAATGAAGAACCTGTCTGAATATATGGAGATTTAGTTAGAATCTGTCCAGCAGGGTCAAGCACAGTCATAAATCCACCGTGTCCTTGAACAGTACAGTTACGTATAATAGTAGCATCGTTCATTAAGAACACATCCATGTCTTTGTTGTTTAATGCAGGATTATATTCTGCATTGAATGCATATACAATGGTAGAAATTAAATCATTAACAACACCGGCTGCACCAGCTTCTGCTGTTGGTAAATTAGTTTTCCAAGTTGTTATAACTGTACCTGTTGGTTCTTGTATACCTGCTATGCTTAACAAGTCTGCACAAACAGTAGCAATTCTATTAATTGCTTGAGATGTAATTTCTTCTTGTCCTACTTCAACGGCGTTTTCGTAGTACTTTCCTTGCACTTCCATTGATTGGTCATTTCGACCTTTTACTAAGTCGTATGCAAGTGCATCTACAATGTATCCAATATCTCTTTTACATTTTGTAGTAAATGTAAACTTACCTACACTAACACTATCTGGAACACCAGCAGCACCATGTGCTCCTGATACACTACCAGAAATTGTATCAGCAGTATTAAATGCTCTAGTAGGTGATACAAGAATAACTGTAGTTTGTCCGGCAGCAGTAACAGGATCTTCTTTAACAATACCAGAAGCACCATCACCGCCTAATTGAGTCATTGTTTCACCTTTAACTGCGGCAACAGTTCCTGTGAATACTATAGTAGTTTGTGCCCAAGTACCAAATCCTGCTGTCTGAGCAGCAGTTGCTTGGATATCCATCCAGTCATAAATTTCTTCTTGTATGTTTGCTTTGTTTTGTGTTAAAATTTCAGCAGCATTTTCTCTGCCGCCTCTATTAGTAACAGACACTAAAGAATTATTGTTTACAGGCTTTGTAGGATCTTTAGCATAATGCCATCCCATATCAAAATCACGAGTGTTAACAGTGTTAACAGAATTAATAGTTAGTCCAGCTTGTACAACACCATTTAAACTAAATGGGTCTGTATTTACAAACTGTCCACTTGCTGGGAAGTTTGCACCTGCTGGGTTATAGCCGTCAAAATATGTTACAGGTACTGATGTAGCATTAACAACATCTTCTAGTATTGTTGCTTTTTTATTTGTGTTACTATTAATAAATGTAATAGTTCTGTCAACAATATTTACATTAGCATCTGCACTTTGAAGATTTGTGTCAATATCTGCTTTGGCATCTCTATATGCTTGTGGAATGTTTGTTCCATTTAAACTAGCTGATGGCAATGTTGCTGCTGCTGGCACAGTTTGTGTAGCAATAGCATTTTGTATAATATTAAGAAGTGTTTGTGCTTCAGACTCTTCAGTTACTGATGCATTTGCACCACTGGTTACCTGATCATTGATACCGTCTGAGTTATCATTACCTGTTGCGCCAGTTAAAGTTACGCCAGTAAGTACTTCGCCTACAATGTTTTTGAAGTGTGTTATTGCAGTTTGGATAACAGTTGCAAATGTAGCATTAATATTTAAAGATGTATCTGTAAAATACAATCTTGCTAAAGTTGTTGAAGCATCATTACCGCCATAAAGTATATCATATGTTAATGCATCTATCCAACGATAAATGTGTACACCTAAAAGATTTTCAACTGTTTGATTATATCCTGCTGGTGGAGATGTATCATTTTCAACGTGTGCTAATATATCATCTCTTAAAAATGGTTTGTTGTTTTGTAATTTGTCACGTGCAGCAACTTTATTAGAATCAACGCCAGTCCAATCCGGAAATACAATAGTTTCTGTTACATCAGCAATGTATCCAGGTAAAGGAATACCGTTACCGTCTAAACTACCTACAGTGTTTGTATCTACATTACCATTTTCAATAATATCTAAAACAGTTTCAAAGTATTCCGTTGCTCGTTCAACCATTGTAGAGTTGTCTGCTACGTCATCTAATAATTTTACTAAGTTACCTGCAAATCCAACTGCTGCAAGTTCTTGTGCTAATTGACTATTTTGTACAACGGCACCACTTGGATACTGATATGCAAGACCGTTTATAACTTGATTATAGTTTGTTCCTAGCACTAAGTCAAACCCAGCACCAGTAAGAATATATTCTAAGTCTCTTTCACATTTGGCTTGATCATATGTAAAAGTACTTGTTTGTGTAATTACATCGCCTTTGTATGCAGTTAGTGTTCCACCTGTAATTGTTAGTACTGCTTCATCTTGGAAAGTAACAGTATTATTGTGAAGTGTTAGTCCATCAAAGTATTTGTCGCGATAGAAATAAGTGTTTGCCCATTTAGATTGTGATACACGATTCTTTGGACGTATAATTGCACGTCTCATCTCGTCGCCAACAATAGATACCTGAGACGAAACTTTAATTGGATAATCTTCTTCGTAGATTCCTGATTCAACCATAATGGTAATTTGTTTAGTACTAACTCTGTTACCAAATTCTAAAGTATCACCTAATGCATCTGCAACTTCAACTCCTTGAATATCACGTCCTGCACCTTCTACTAAAAACTCAAATGGTTCTTCTAATATAAGTTCTAGCTCGTCTACATTATTAGCATTGTTAATATCGTTGCTGTAACTAACAATACGACCAATAGCACCACTTCTTGTACCAACTACAACTTTTCCTGGAATTAAATCAATGTTTCCGCTTTGTCCTTGCCATACAGCATCTGCACTACCGTTATCAAATTGAATAACATACGGAGCACCTTCGCGTAATGTAGGAGCACCGTCAAGACCATCTCTAATAATACTAGTAACAACATTGAACTTTGCTTCAAACACATCTATTGCTGCACTTGGTGCATTAGCTGCTGCACTTGGTGCAGCCGGATCAAAGTACTGAACGTAGTCAACGTTTCTTACAGTTGGCCAAGTAGTATTAACAAGTATATAATCTCTAAGTAATTCTAGTGCAAAGTTAATAATAGCAACAGTTTGTTCTTCTTGTGTTGTAACAGCAAGTCTACCGCTAGAGTTACTGTAGTATCTTAAACCTGCATTTCTTGATAGTTTGTTAGCAGTAGGACTAGACTGTGTATCTAGTTTTGCTGCATCAATAATATAGCCTAAGTCTCTAGCACATATTGCTTCATTGTATGCAAAGTTTTTCCAAATATAGTCTGGATCAGCTTCTGTAAGTGTTAGATCTGCTGTAGCAGTTTCAATTTTATAAGAAGCATAAGCGATAGCTTCTGCAATAACAAAGTCTTTGTTTTGTACAATAAGTGATTGTAATTTTTCTGTACTTGCACCGTAATCTGCTCTTTCGCCTTGTTTAAATTCTGCTGAACGAACTTTTGAAGGTGTTAAGTTTTGTGCATCAGTACCGTATTCGATTACCTGCATGTATGGACCAGGTTCAACTGGACTTGCTTCTACAATTTCTTCTGCTCTACGTGCCGCCGCATTAACAGTACGATATGCATATGCTAGTGAACGACCTTCTTTACCTGGAGGTGTACTTGCTTGAGTATCGTCACCTGTTGTGCTAACAAACAAGTTAATGTTAGATGCAAAACTTGTATTGTCTACATAGAATTTTGTAGCAGCCTGTAAATCTTCAATGCCGTTCGGAGTACCTATGCCTGCAAGTTCGCCTGGATGATCTTCTAGATACAAAGTACCTTCCATTTGATCGCCTTGTCTGCGAACAGCACTTTGGCGTGGTATTGCTTCATTAGCAAGATAATCGCCAGTTAAATCATTTGGTTGATAATAATAATCTGTTAGTGTTTGTGTTCCGTTGCCGCCTGCAACATTTATTCTGTTAACTCCTGCTTCCGCATCAGCCTTAGAAGAATATAAACCTAATTGGGTATCATTAATAACTCTGATATAAAATAATGACTCAGGAAATTCTGCAACATCATTTAGATCTGCTTGTGTTGCTTGGTCAACTGCACTTGTTCCTGTAGTAGCATATACAAATGATGCACCATTAGCAGAACTGTCTAATCCATGTCCTTCTCCACTAATTAATACTCCGTTAACATATCTATCATTAATAACAGCATTACCTGCATTGTATCCTGCAACAGTATATGAATAATCTTCTGTAAAGATTTCATCTTCTGTGCGTACACGTAATTGAGATCCTGTTCCGCTACCAGAAGATTTTAAATAATTCTCGTCTGCATAACCTTTTGTAATTAAAACATCTTCAAGTGTGTAACCGTCGTCTTCTGCTTTTTGTTTCCAAGTTGCTGATGGAGCAGGGTTGTAGGCAATATAGTTCCCTGCCATGTCTAGGTTTCCGCCTAGTGTTGGATTTCCGTCGCTCTTTAAATCACTTTTGTTATTTTTAATAACAATAACTGGCCTACCATCGTCGTCAACTCTGCTAACATCAAATATAATACTGTCATCTATGTTTGGATCAACAAAACTATCACTAACTAATCTAAAAAATTCTAATTGACTACCTTGTGTATCATTGTTAATACCTGCTAGTACCGGAGCCGAGTCTGTACTTGGAAAGTTTTGAAAGGAATCAACTGCAATATCGCCTAAGTCTGTTAGTGATATCTGTCCACCTTCACCAAATACAGCATATAGTTCGTTAAAGTTTTCGTTCGTTTTACGAAACGATTCTCTAATACTATCGCCAGTGCCGTCGTTACCTTCAACGCCAATATTAATGTCTTGTTTTGCCATTTTATGTGAGCTCCGTTATCTTAGCATTTTGTTCGACTTTATCTAAGTCAAAGTTTACACTTACTCCACAACCACAACTGCTTTGAGCATTTGGATTGTTAATTACAAATTGTGTTTGGAATACATCTGTTACATAGTCAATTTCGCAACCAAATAAGTACATTAAACTAGTTGCATCTATTACTAAATTGCCATTGCCACAGTTAATAATTTCATCGTTTACACCAACATCTTCTTTTTGAATCATAGTCCATTCGTATTCAAAACCAGCACAACCACCACCTTTCATACCTAAATGAACTCCAAATGCATCTTTGCATAATTCGTTAATTTTACTTTTAGCAGTAGGTGTTAGGTTAATAGCAAACAATGTGTACTCCTTGTCGTAGTATTTATTTCTTTATTTTATAATCTTAATGTAAATACTTATATGTTCATTCGAGAATACAAGCTAAAGAAGATGTACGAACGTCCAAGTAAATGCGGCAAACTGCATACATATTACAGAGATGTTACTATGATTGTAATGCGTTGTGATAATTGTAATGCTGAATTTGAGCGTTCAAGAGGAAGTATGGATCCTAAACGTATATCAAACAACTATTTTCATGTGTGTAGTAATTGTGATAGCAAGAAATTTGCACAAAAAACAGGCATAACCCGTAAAAAGATATGGGATATGCCTGCTAGTTCTGATTTAGATATTAGTAAACTTTAGTCTTCTTTTTTCCAAAGTGTCCATGCACCGTATGCAATAGCACCGTATGCAACTAGACTAGCAATTGGTTTAAAAATAAGGAATGCAATACCTGCACCGATCAATACTGCACCGTCTAATGAAGTACGCTCTCCTAGTCTTTCTATAATCCATTTTTTCATAATATTCTCCTATTATTTTTTATAACCGTCAGCTGTAATATTGGCTTGGGCTTTCATTGATTTCAAACTTAGGGCTTCAAATCTTACAGGCTTTTTTACAGGAGCATCGATAAATTTATTACCATTGTCTACTCTCACGCCTACCACTCTATCGAGTGTTAATGAACCTTTATTAAAAACTGGTGAAACTTTTCTTTGTGCCATTTTTGTATCTCCTGTTAAACTATTTATGTAAATAATTGTTCCTATAGGAGGAAAATTATGTTTAATTGGTTAAAGAAAATTTTAGGAATTGGACCTTCAGTGCCAGCAGCTATAGAAGCAGCTATACCGGAACCAGAAGAGAAACCTGCTCCTAAAGCAGTAAAGAAAACAACCACAAAAAAGCCAGCAACAAAAAAGTCTGGCAAAGCAGACCTAAGCGGTATGTCAAAGAATGAATTACTTGCTCATGCTAAGGCAAACGGTGTAAAAGCTAATGCTAGTATGAATAAGGCTGCTATTTTAAAAGCAATTAAGAACGGCTAAGTTTAGCACTTAACTGATCAATTGCAGTTTCACAGCGAGTGAGCTTGCGTTCTAAAACGTTTATAGCTGCTCGCTGTTTTCTTGACTGTTCTTCTAAAGAACGAACATATGCTAAGGTTGGAAGTTCTTGCTGAGCACCGTCTTCGCCAAGCATAACAATCGTATCTACACCCTGTGCTTTTAATCCGCCAGTAATTCTATTTGGATTTTTATCAGTAGAGGGCGCAGTGTTCTTGGATTGACGACCGTACATCTTGTTCAAATAGCTCATAATCTTCCTTTGCTTTCTTATATTTATACAAGTCAATGCTTGCTAAATTCTTACACTTAGACTCTACCATAATGTCTGCATAGTCGTTAAACTCTAATGCCCAGTCATTAACAGCATTGTTCCACATCATATCAGAGTGGGCACGTAGTTTTTGTTTCTTAAAGCCATTCATAAGCAAGAACTCCATGTCAGGTAGTTCGTTGTCAGGCCATTCTGCAAGTAAATCTTCTTTGCTTACGCTGTAATGTATAACAGGACGCACACCACGCCATGATTCAATTACACGATCAAATCTACGGTCGGTTGGTAGAATGTATTCTCCTGTACGCACCCAGTGATGGTGTATGTCAAGAACGAGGGCAACGTGCTTTTCAAGTTCGAGGCTTGCGTCGAGTCCCCACGACATTTCGTCGTTTTCGATCGTGATGGTGTTTCTTGCTTCGGGCGATAGTCTTGGTAGGACGTCGATGATGCCTTGTGGACCTTTTCGACCCGATATGTGTACATTGCATTTAAAGTCTTGAAATGTCTGTCCGTATCCCATCCAGCGTATGACATCCACATGATACTCAAACTCCTCTATACTTCTATTTACTATATCATCACTGTCACTTGCCAAGACAGTAAACTGCCCAGGATGCATACTAAGCCGGACGCCATTACTTTTGGCGAGGGTTCCGACCCGTGCCAAATGCTTTTCACAATATGCGACCACATCAGGACGTTTCCAAAAATAGCACCAATCAGGCTGAGTGTATACAGGGAGGACATCAGAGCCCAGTCGAACCATTCGTAACTCATTAGGTAAATCTCCTACATATTCAATAAGGTTGTAAAACGACTGAATATTATGTACCATGATGTCCCACAGTCGTTGTTCTGCAACATCACGAGTTTGTCTATTGAGCCAAGCAACTGTAGTTGACTTGGTATTCAACGGACGTTGAATTTCCTCTAATAATTTTTTCTTTTGCTTTTGATCTGGATGCATGTACTTACATGCAAAGCCTATGCGTTTAGTAGTCATATGTTAGCCTAATATCTGTTAATTTAATATTCATTATACTATCTTTATTTCCAGTTGTCAATAACCCATTTGTCCTCTACTAATGCTGGATTTGGATCTCCGTGAAAAACACAAACACAACATTCTACCCTTGGTTTGGCATCATTTTCTACTATCTCAAACTTACGATTTCCACGCATAGTACCGGGCTTAAATGTTCTAGATTTTCTTACTTCCCATTTCCAACTTTGTATCCAACTATCTGGATACATCATTGCTTGTGTTCCTCGTGTTGCTTCAAACAACCAATCTTGATCACCGTGTAATCTTTTTTGTATGTTTATTTTATCTTTGTCAAATCCTGTCCATACATGGTCTAACTGTCCTACATTAAATCTAACAACACTTGAATTGTACCTATTCCATTTAGGACGCATCACTCGGGTGAAATCTCTAATAGTACACCAATGCCCTGGACTATATGTAAAAAGTTTATCTATGTTTCCAGACAATACAACATCAAGATCCATATATAAAACTGTTCCTTTTAATGGCAAGTTTTTTGAGAACATATATGGTTTACACCACCATCCTTGCAATCCGCCTGGCAATGATATAATTTTAACATTTGGATTAATACCGGTTCTATCTTCGGTTAAACAAACAAACTCGTAGTCTATTGTACAGTTTCGTTCAACCATGTTATAGAGTTTGTTTACATAATCTGCAGAATACTTTGTACCATGCTTTAAGCATAGCACATAGTATTTGTCTTTTATTAATGGATTGGCGTTATAGGGAATATCGTACAAGCCAAGCTCTTGATCTAGTTTTGTTAGTTTTTCAAGAGCTTTGCGTTGTTTACGTTTTTCTTTAGTTTCGCCTTCATGATACTTCTTAACCAAATCATGCCTCGTAGATAGCTGAGTTTGCTCCGTGTTCTGCACATTCTACTTTTACGCAATAACAGCGATTATCTGTTGCTTCGCGTATTAGTTTGTCTGCAAAATTAAATGCGTGTTCTGCAAATTTTTCTGCACCAACGCCATCGAAGATACGTAGTTCTGCTAAACCTAGTGCTTCTAGTTTTTGTAATTCTTCTAAAAAAGGATCTGCTTTATCTACTGCTACTTTATGATCAAATGAATCTTCTAACCAAGCCTTCAAAGGTTTTAGTCCTCCAAAGTCTACTGCCCAGTTTTTATTGTCTAAATGATCGCAACCAAAAGTAAATGTAAATGCTAAACTGTAACCGTGTAGCAGATGACAGTGTGAATGATCTGCGTTAGGTTGACGGAACACTGCTGATAGTCCAATATTGTGTCCGTAATGTTTTGTTGAATAATGTTTTGCCATATGTTTTCTCCTGTATATATGGCGGCAGAATTAGAAGGGTTGACGCCAAGTCCTATTTAATATTAATTATTATACGATATATTACTTATCGTGTCAACCTTTACATTTGAATAATTCCAGGCTTTTGGCAGTTCCCATTCATCGTCCTGATATATAGTGAATTTAATTTTTGGAAAACAACTAAAAACCATACCTATTTGATGTATCCAGTAACGCGGATCGACTGCTTTTTTATCTGTATCGTCATAGTTAGGAGTACCTTTATATATGTTATTAACTGTTTTAGTTTTGCTATGTAAATCAAAACCAATTAGATTAACGTATTTTTCTTTTGCAAATAATGCTGCAACAAGAACAGCATAAGGTCCACTTCCCCATTGAAAAGGTTCGTCCCAACGTTGATCACCTTTATATGGCAACGGCGGAACTTGCCTAACTCCTATATTTTTAAATCTTGGATACCAGTCTGGTCGTGTATACACTAAGGTATTATTTAAATTTACTTTTGCATTTAGTGCTTCTTGCACCATACGTTTATCAACACATATTAAATAGTCGGTGTAATAGTCTCGATATAAAGCATTGCAACCAGACTTAGGGCCGTCTAGTTTGCCTATGTCAATTGTTGATCGGCTCTCGCCATTGCCTATCGCCCACATCTTTTCTAATCTCTTTTAGTTCATCTTTAAGTGTATCAAAGTTCTTTTCTGTTCGTTTGGCACATTGTACCATATACACTATTTTACTTATCGCCCACCACCACCAGAATACACTGGTTGCGATAAAAATGACTACAATAGATACTGATGTGATATTGATTAGTGATTTAAAACCTAATAATATTTCGCCTATGATGATGGCTAGTGCGACAAATGGTGCTGTCCACGCCGCATATTTCCACCAACGTGCCTGTTGTTCTGTTTTGTTCATTGATGCTCCCTCTCTGAGTATCATTACTCAGCATAATTATTTATTAGAGGGTGGTTAAGAATTAAATATTGATATTATGAGCTGATAGAACCAAAAGTTTTCCAAACACCTGGAGAACCTTCTTTAACACAGATCCATCCTACATGTCCAGTTGGTTTAGGCTCGCTATTCCAAACAATGTCGCCCAGTCTATAAGAACCGTTACTTGGAGCACTAGAGCCAACTTCGAAACGTTTACCTTCAAAACTTACAGGTCCAGCAGTTTCTATATCTGCTGTAGGGTTGTTAACATTAACACCTAGTTTACCTTTTACGTTTGTCTTGCTTTCGCTGTCTGCACCTATAGTTATCTTACCTGTAGATGATATACTAATACGAACAGCATTATCAGTAATTACATTTAAATCAGCAGTTGTATATGTACCTAGTGTAGCAGTTTTTCCTTCGGTATCTATAATAAACTCTGCATCATCTTGTACTATACCAAATGTACCGTTAGGAGTTTCAGTACCAATACCAAAACGCATATAGTCGCCGTTCCAGAATACATACTGATCAATGTTCATGTTGCCTTCCATAGCAACATTTTGTAATACACCTACTTGTGTTAGACTACTTCTTGTAACAGTTGGACCTAGTTCGTCCATGCTTAGAACACTAACTTGATCTATTGCATAGTGTTGATCTCTTTGTAAGTCAATAGACTCTGAAGACCAAATTCTGTCCGGACCGCTTCTTAATACAAATTGTTTTGTAGGACCATCGACACGCCAAATCATACCTTTTTGATATACAGTATCAGCGCCATTAGAAACAAACTCTAATGGACTAGAACGTTCTATACGAACATCTGCTGTAAGTTCGTCAACATGTAGTTTACTAACAGTTAAATCACCTTGTACAGTTAGATTTCCTGTAACAGTTGTATCGCCAACAATATTTTCAACATCAATATTATCAGTTAATATGCCGTTTTCGTCTACAACAACAACTAATCTTGTGCTATCATCTCTAATTCCCTGACTTTGGAATCTAGTAATTGTACCTCCGTCGATAACATCGCCAGACAGGCTTCTGTTACCTATTACAGGTGCAGTAGGTTCAGCTCTTGAAAGCTGGAATATAGCATCGCCTAAATCGTTTAGACCTTGGCGAATTCTGCTGATTTCTTGATCGGATACATTGCTCATGTAAGTATTTATCAGTTTACTTTAAGAAGCACTGTATCAGGATTACAACGTCCGTTTAGTTTTGTATCTGTAGTTTTTATATCATCTAAGAACTTGCGTAGAGCAACTTTACCTGCGGCTTTGAACTCTTTTAGTTGTTCTTCTGGCTTACGCAGAGTCTTTTGAATACTTTCTTTTTCGTCAAACCCGATAATAGTTGTACCTTTTACACTAAGTCCTGTTCCATCTCTTGCAAGTCCTTTTGGATCTACGTTTGAAGCAACATATTTTCCTAGTTTACGTGTCTTACTGTTAAACACCCACAGCTCATTAGCACCTACAATAAGTGTAGGATCAATGCTTGCAAGTGAATATTTGTCATCTGCTTTGTTAAACTTCAACTTCTCTACAATTTTACTTGCAGAACGTTGTTTAGGCTTACGTGGCTTACGTGTTGCTTTGGCTTGCTCAATAATAAAGTCTAGTTCTGAGTTAACAGTTTCAATTGCTTTGCGGTATTTTGCAATCTCAGATTTATTTCTATGTGAATATCCTTCTTTGAGTTGTTCCCACATATCAGCTTCGTGTTCGTCCATTTTAGCCAACTGTCCTTTTGTTGGCATTCTTTCTAGGTCGTCAAAGTCTACTAGTTCCATTTCCCAGAAAGATTTCATCTTGCGAGCGTGTGCTTGACTGGGCTGAATCTTTTTTAAGTATGCTTTAAAATCAAAACCTTTAGGGTCAAATGACTTTGGGTCAACTATCCAACCTTCTAACCATTCGTCAATGGGCTCTGCCATTTCGTTTGCTTGATCGCGAATACGTTCTTGAATTGTAGGAACATAGACATTTGCTTTTGCTTTTTCTTCCTCTTTCTTTTCTACTACTACTTTAGAACCTTTTTCAATATATTCTGCAATTTTATTTTTTAACCAACTGCTAGGACCTTTTTTCTCCCCCATTGTACCAGGAAGACTTTGCCAATATTCATCTTCTCTCTTTACATAGTCGGGAGCACCGTCTAAAAAGGAAACAGCAACAGTTGCACAAGTTACACTAAGATACGCACTAGGAACCGCTTTTACGTGTTTGATTTGTTCTTTGGTGTATTCACCGCTTTGTTCCATCCATTTAAAAATATATGGATATAAGTCTGTAGGTTTGTAATTTTCGTAGTAGAAGGATCTTACATGTTCTCTATGACGATGGATCTGTTCGCCAGTCCATTCTTCCCAACCATTCCAGCTCGGTGCGGCAAGTTTTGCTCCACGTTTGACACGAGGCGCGGCTCTAGTTTTCTTTTTACGGGTTGTCTTGGGAAGTGCCATGTCATAAATCTCCTAACGTTCAAGTTTTAGTATTATATATGTCTTATCGAAAAAAGTCAACTATTTTTGAGTGCGTATAGGGTTGCATACTTACCTTCGAGTATACCAGTAATGGTAACTTTGTAACCATAAGAATAGTCATCGGGATATATATTATACCTTACGTCTTCAGCGTGATCCATACACCATTTACCTTCATTAGTTTGTTGCCAACGCCATATTGGTTCTGCACAATATAGTTCAGGATCTTCTACATCGCCCATTTGAAATGATGTCAGAATGTACTTAGCCTTCATTTTCTAAATCCCAAATACATATATTTGGTTTAGATTTTTTCGCCAGTTTCAAATCCGCGGAAGGTTTTAAATCTTGGAAAGCGAAGCGAATAAGTACCGTCTTGATTTTGTGTAATTGCATCTGCTCTAACCTCTACAAGATTTCCGATAATATTGTTGCGATTATTCCAAAAGTCATCACGATTAGCATCGCTGAACCCACTACCAACATTAACGCGAATATCTTTTCCGTCATCGGTCCCGGCGCAGACAAACGCTCCAAGGCGACCTTCATTCCTACCAGTACCTTCTTCAATTTCTTTTACCTCCAATGTAACCTCAATAAATGGTTTGGCTTTGAGCCAAGCATGGCTACGTTTGCACTCATAATGTGCATCTATATCTTTAATCATTACGCCTTCGTAACCACCGTCTACAGCCGCTTTATTAAGCTCTACAAAGCGTTTTTCGCCTTCAGGAGTGTCTAAGTCTACATCTTCCCAGTCCAGTGCTTGTACGTGCTGTAAGACGTCCTTATGCTCCTCTACCCAAGCCTTAGTGATTGCACTACGAAAGCTCTGCGGTTTATCCCACTCGCCTTTTTGGAAACAACCTAGCGGAATGGTATCAAACAAATGTAGTACAGCATCGTTTGCAGCCACGTTTTCTTTACGGTGTACCTGCTTCATTAGATCTTGAAAGTTAGCACTCATTACCTCACCGTCTAGTACAAGCGGATAAGGCACAGGATATTCTTTAACTACAGCACGGATTTCTTCAATGATGTGATCGAAGTTGTGGAACTGTTTTCCGTTGCGGCTGTACATTTCAATCTTGTTGCCGTTTACATCGTGGATAACAACTAGCACACGAACACCGTCTAGTTTGATTTCAATCTGTTTCTTGCCTACCATTTTCTTTTCGTGCTTGGCACTGTCATGTGCAAGTTGACAAGTGAATACAGGAACAGTACCTGGTACTACTTTGTTTACAGTCTTTTCACTTACACCACAACGTAGGTCTTTGATAAGGATCCTGCGATACCAATCGTTCCATTGCTCTGTAGTAGCAACACCCATTGCTAGTTCAATTGCGTCACGTGCCGCATGTCCGGTTAGCTCACGCTGTTGTAGTTTTTCAGCAAGTTCTTTAAACACTTCCCAAGATAATCCCTGTCCTGACAACACATCTGAACGCTCTGGCACTTGCTTTACACCAAATGTTACAAGAGCATCAAGTGCCATTGTAAGACCTTCAAAGAACTCTGGAAGTCCTTCTTCGTGTGCTTGTTTTAGGATTGCTTCTTTGCCCAAGCGACTATTGTCTGCTTCAAGTTTAGCGATAATATCTTGTGGTTGTGTTCTCATATTTGCCTCGGTGTTGTGCCTGTTAAAAAATACATTTTAGTTATAATAGCATCAACATCACTTTCTGTCAACCAACCTTTTACTGTATCACCTTCATTAGTAATACCTGGCATTTCTTTTTGCTCGCCATCTTTAAATACAGCAATTTCAAACAAGCCTTGTTTATTACCGTATGACACTTCGTTTTTAATAACACTTAATTCATAGTTGCCAAACTGTATAACAGCCTGTACACCTTTTGGTGTTTCAGTTTCCAATAATTGAAAGTCCTTCATTTTCATAATATTCTGGCTCCATTTCTAGTGATTCGTGAAAGTCAAATACTTCATAGCCTTGTAGTGCATACCAAGTAGCACGAGCAGGAGTAGTCAACACTAGTTCGTCGTGTATCCTACCCTTGCTCGTCCATTTTTCTATACTATATAGTCTATGTTCAATCATCTGACTCTAAGTTCTTCGATGTTGATCGGAGTGTAGTTGATTTGCTCAACGCACACACATCTGTGAAACTCAGTTGGGCTTGGATTCTGGTGAATGTGTCCGTGTACGTTTACCATACTTCCTTCACCAAATCTGTGACTCTCGCCCAGTGTACTGTTGTGTACAGGAACGTGAGTCAACAGCAAGCCAAACTCTGGAAACATTCTCCACATGTCAATCTTACCCCAGACACCACTAGACGCCATCATCTTGATGTTGTCGTGGTTGCCAACGATAAGTCTTTTCTGTCCGTTCAGTTTAGGAAAGTTAGTCTTTAACCATTCTTCCTTATCTGTACCAAACAGCACATCGCCTAAGTGGTAGACTTTGTCGCCAGGCTTAACAACGCTATTCCAGTTATCCATCATGGCTTCATTCATCTCGTCCACATTAGCGAACCTGTCGCCGCGAGTGGGCCTACCGTCGATGTCGGTAAAGTTCAAAATGTTTGCGTGGTTAAAGTGCGTATCACTTATTACCCAAATATCTCTTGCCATAGGATTACCCTCTTTAAACTTATATCTATATTATACGACATTATACCCATAATGTCAACTAAATTTGGCCCGCTCGGAGAGATTCGAACTCCCGGCCTTAGGTTCCGCAAACCTACGCTCTATCCAGCTGAGCTACGAGCGGATAAGTTTAGTATACTTCTTTACACTCGTATGTCAAGTTTTTTGGAGTGGATGACAGGACTTGAACCTGCATTGTACGGATTTGCAATCCGTTGCGTAACCATTCCGCCACACCCACAAAATTGGTCGGAGATGTAGGATTCGAACCTACGACCTCTCGGTCCCAAACCGAGCGCACTACCAGACTGTGCTAATCTCCGAATTTGGCAGGCAAGCAAGGATTCGAACCTCATACTCGAGTTTTGGAGACTCGCGTGTTGCCAATTACACCACTCACCCATAAAAAAAGCCCCTAACATTATTAGTGCTAGGGGCTTATCTTAAATAACTTTTTAAAAAGTCGCGTTAAGACATACCCCCTTTTGGCGGCCAACAAGTAATGTTTGTTGTGTTAGTCTTAATCACGTTAGTATTCCTTTTTTGTTTAGTATGTGTATACTATACTATCTTTATTTATCGTTGTCAACCTCTTTTGGTTGGTATCCCGTACCGGACTCGAACCGGTGTTGCCGCCGTGAAAGGGCGGTGTCCTAGGCCACTAGACGAACGGGACATAGTGGCGACCTGTACCGGGCTCGAACCGGTGACCTCTAGCGTGACAGGCTAGCGTTCTAACCAACTGAACTAACAGGCCAAAACTGGAGCGGGTACCGAGAATCGAACTCGGACGATCACGTTGGCAACGTGGCAGGCTACCTTTACATCATACCCGCTTGGTGGAGAATGGCGGGATCGAACCGCCGACCTCCTGAATGCAAATCAGGCGCTCTCCCAGCTGAGCTAATTCCCCTTAAAACTGGTGCCCATGGAGAGACTCGAACTCCCACACTTTCGTACTAGAACCTAAATCTAGCGTGTCTACCAATTTCACCACATGGGCATATGGTGCCG